AACTGTGATTTAGAAAATCTTAAAGAACCAGTAGTCACATAGAACTGTGATTTAGAACATCTTAAAGAACCAGTAGTCATAAAGAAACATGATTAGAACAGAACCACGAACCGATAGTCAAGAAGAAACATGAACCGAACAGAACCACGACAGATAGTCAAGAAGAAACATGAACCGAACAGAACCGACGAAATGATAGTCACATAGAAACATGAACCGATAGTCAAGAAGAACCGTAGGTTAATGACGTTTCAATCATGCCTGGGACACGTGATTCATGTCATATCTAAAATGAAGTCATTATATGTCAGCCTTAGACAATGAGCTGTTTTTTTGATTTACGTATGTGAAGACCCCAAGATTGCGAAGCGTTTAAATTGATTTGATTATTTATTTCCAAATTTGAATATCATATTTTATGAGTGTATTGTGTGTATGCTAGTACATGGTAAGTTGAGTATGAGCTATTAATTGACGTTGATGTTATGATATGTTGTGGCTATTGGTCATATATATGTTTATCACTTCTATATTTTATTTTATTGTGGGAGTAAAGATCATAACTGTGATATGCTTTATTTGCCCAATTTATTTATTTTTAATGAGTTAAATCCAAGCCAACTATTGCAACATTATTGACTTCCACATCATTGTAAATCATTATAACCATAAATCACATCAACATCTTATACACTTATTTAGTTTGAATCTTAAGTCGCTTATGTGATATTTATACCAATTTTAATTTTTATTGAGTTACTATCAATAATTGTTTCAATAATGATGATGTAATTTTCAGCTTTTTATATGAGCATACTATAATGATATCCCCCCTTTAATGAGTTAATGTATGCAAATGTAACCAAGTTAAGCCAATCAATGGCACTTAAGACGTGTTTATGTACGTTTTAAGGCATCATTTTAAAAAAGTGGTGCTAATATATGCCTAGTTATTTTGATTGGCTTAAAATGCACTAAATTAAACCAAGCCTATGTAATCACAATTATGAACATCAGTTATTGGGTCAAGCAATAGGCTAGTGTCAACTAACCTTATGCTATTACTTAATCAGCTAATGATAGGTAATCACTATATTTGAAAGTGTATGCAATGTATTCATAATGGTAATAATCATACATTTCAAGTATGACATTAATTCCATTATGAGTTATAAAAAGCTTTTTTAATTCAACTAACTTTGTTTTATCAGTATCGCATATAGTATTATCAGCTACCATCACAGAATTAACGATTGCCTTTGGTTGTGGATCAAACCTTTCTATTGATTCTATTAAAGTTTGGACTAATTTAGGTAGTACCATGTTTTCATCTATTGTGATCATTTCACAATGTGAACTTAAGCCAAGGTGTTTAAACCCATAGGCTAATGACTCTTCTAATGGTAAAATTTGTGCTGTTTTCATAATGTTTGTTGTGTTAAAAATTAATAACATATTGAGTTAAAATCAACTTCCTTTATAGTGTAAGATACAAATGTGTAAACACCCATATCAGTTCTTTCAATTATTATGTTAATTCCTTTGTGGGAAATAAACTGCTTTATTAATTCAACCTTTGCTGTTTGGTCATATAGTGCTGTTGGGTCAATTACCATTGTTGGCTGCATTTCAGCAATAATATTTAACCCTTCATTTTTTACTGGTAGGTTTTCAATAAATGCATTCATTTTAGGGTGCATAGCCGTTTCTTGGTTTAATAACATAATTTCACAAGTTGACGTAATGCCAAGGTGCTTAAAGCTAAATGCAAATGATTCTTCTAATGATAAAATTTGTACTGTTTTCATACTGTTTGTGTTTAAATTAATATATGTAAATGTAGGCATAAAATGTAAATTATGCGCCTTGATTGGACTCTTATTTTTTAAAATAATTTCTTTAAATTTATATTATATATCAATTCTTTATCATATAGGCTACTATTTATATAACTATTTATATAATTTTTTGCGCTAATGATATTATCAAAATCTCCGTGGTGTAGATCATTATTGCAAAATACAGATATCTTATAAGAATTTGAAAAATCTATTATAAAATTTTTATACGATAGTTGGTCTTTTGATTGATTATGGGCAGGGGCGAAATTAGGCAATAGATAAATCATAACGTTATAGGTTTTTAATTATACGTAAATATAGGCATATAATGTACACTATATGCCTTGATTGGATTCTTATTTTAAATTTTAATCTTTAGCTACCTATTAGTTTTTCAATTGTTTTAATATTTGTGGACTCATACTGTTAATTATTTGTAGTTAAAAATGATATTTCATTATAGTTGCATGGTGTTCCAAAATCATCAAAGCAAGTTATTGACATTAGCCTTAACCCATCAATTAATGTATATTCACCTTCGGCATTATGCCCATAAACTCTTTGAAAACCAATGATTTCAAACAAGTTGTTTTTATGATAGTTGCCCTTATGTTTCAAGTTTTCAAACTTTACTATACAACCAATCAAGGATTGATTACCATTGCATTTCAGTTTTTCAACTAATGATGTTGCCTTGTACTTTTTATTCATTTTTTTCATACTGTTCATTATTTGTGGTTAAATATATGGCATGCTTTCATTTTCATTTTTAAAATAATCATCATCTAAAAAGCTATATGGGTAATCATTTCCACTTTTTAATTTTTGGTGTACACTATCATTACTTTCAGGTTCAAATACTGTTAAGCTATTTTCAATAATGTCTTGCTGTAAATTATTCATTTTGTTCATACTGCTTGTTTTTAATTATATGTAAATGTAGCATAAATTAACGTACTACATACCAACTTAAGACGCAAAGTTAAGCGGTTTAAGGCATCTTTTAAAAATTTTAATAGCCACATACCAATTTAAAATAAAGATTGCTTAAAACTTGTCATATTTTTAATCATAGTGTCTAAAAAAAAGCTACAATTATGTAGCTTAATTATGACAATTAGGTAAAAATGTTTAATAATGAATCACTGTATATACCTAATTTTTCTTGCCACTTCCATATTGTATGATCATCACTACCATTTATTGGTTGGTATTTACCATCAATATTATAGTAACCAATCATTATATCTTTACTATAGATTAGCATACCATTGTGGTTTTCAGTTCCAATTTCACCAAAGGTCATGGTATTGATTCCTGTAGTACCATATACACAAGATTCAGATAAGGTCCAACCATTTTTAGTAACAAAATAAGAATTTTGCCTTGTGGGTTTACCATTCACTTTCCAATATATATTACTCACTTCCCCATCATCATAAGTTATTTCTTCATAATGATTATCATTACCCAGTAGCCATTCATTAATTATTGATTTTGTGTATGGGTTTCCATTGCAATTCCCGTATGTGACCACTTGTTCTCGAATGATTTCATGTGTTGCTAAACTGCCTCTACTCTTAATAAATTTTTTCATAATATTGAATTTGTTTGCACTATGTTAATAGATCAGGTATTGTGTTTACCCAAGAATCACTAAATAGATATTTTTCGTAACCATGTGGGTCAACTTCGGTACCTTTTTCAAATAACCTTACACCCCTATTATCAATTAAGAATGTAGCTATACGATTTCCTTTTTTATTTGATATATGAATATTTTTGGCAGTACCAAGGTCATTAAAAAAAACTTCTTCACGTAAATTCCCATTATGGTGGTATATTTCAGCACAATACATAAAACCATTAAAATGTGATAAACTTTTCATTTTTAAGAATTGATGCCCCTTGTGTTCATCAAATTCAAGATTTTCAGTAATTAGTACACCTTTTTTGTTTACGAAATTAGATTCAATTTCAGTTATTATTGGCAAAGCTCCGCAGCAATCAAATAATTCAAGATTTTGGCTTACTATGTTTTCAAGCGTTGCCGAAGATTTAGTTAAGAATATTAGTTTCATTTTGTTCATTTTTTACTGTTTTTAAATTATATACAAATGTAGGGCATAAATACAAAAAATATGCCCTGATTGGATTCTTTATGTAAATTTGAATCTTTATCTATTAAATATTATCATTAGGGTTATAAGGTCCACCTCCAGGGTTTAGATCTGGTTCATAACCTGTATATCGTGAACTTTCTAATTCTTGACCTACACAATAACAATCAAATTCATATTCAGATTTTCTAAATGTATGTGAGCGTTTTTTGTATTCAGCTTTAGTTATATTCCTGTTATTGGCTATTTTTAATTGATTAAAGAAGTATCCATTTTCAAAGCCAATACCAAAGACTATTTGATCAATATTCCTATGTATATCTTTAATGCTTGGTATGGATAAGTTTCCTAGGTGATCAAAGAATACTTCTTCTTTGCCTGATTTTACGTTGATGATGTGATGAATGTTTGTTTTCATTTTGTACTGTTTTTAAGTTACACGTAAATATACCTACATTTTTTAAAACATAGGTATTGATTGGATTCTTTATGTAAATTTGAATCTTTATCTATTATTTTAAGTGCTTTTCAACTTTGACAAACAAATCGTAAGTTTCTAAAGTATTTCTCATTAGATCAATGTGGTATTTATCTAATTTAAATCCTAGTTGACTTGAGTATATTTCTAGTAATCTTTTAAAATCTTTTTCCATTTTATTTTGTACTGTTTATGATTTTTTGTAACTGAATATTCTCTGCTTGAGTCCTGTCCCAGCCTTGCATATACCTTTTGTCTTTTGGTTCGCTTGTTCCACTACCATCACTGCACCCTAACCTGTATGCCCTTATGAGATCTGATTCAGTGTATTCTTTTTTAATCACTTTAGGTCGCTCATTTTTCATAGTCAAGGGGCGTAAAATCGTTTTATTCTTCATTTGTACTGTTTTTAGTTATAAGTAAATTTAGGCATACAAAACCAATTATATGCCCTGATTGGATTCAAATTTAGTTTTTATATTGTAGACAGTTTGCACCAGTAAAGCAATAATCATAAGTATTATTTTGAAACTCTTCACAGCTTAAATTCCAAAAATCATATTCACTTACTTGCTTATTATCAATTACATACACCACTTTGCTATCATATAAATGTATTGAACCAGACAAATCACCTTGGTCATTATATATTTGAACGTATTGGGCAATTCCTTTTGCGTAATGGACACGTTCATAGATTGAACCATTTACATGATATGTTTCTAACATTAACGCTTGTTGATCTTTGTTGTAAATTTGTTTTGTGCCTAAATAGAAGAAATCATCAGCTTCTGGTTTGTGGAATGTTAGTATTTCAAATAAAGTTTTGTTCATACTTTCAAACTCTGTTACCACCCTTTCTATTTGTGGGACACCTGTATAATAAGAGTCATTAATTGAAATGTCTTGCTTAATAATTTTATTAAGCTTAGTTACACTAGATCCTTTTAAAAAAATGTGTTTCATAATCATACTGTTTTTTAATGGGTTAAAATTATATACACAAATATACATATTATATATACACAAAAATTGTATTTAGGACGCAAAGTTAAGCTGTTTAAGGCATCCTTTTAAAATTTTAATAGTATTACATACATTAACTATTAAGATTGCTTAAAATTGCTATTTTACGCTAATGATTTAAATGATATTAAATGAATTCATAATAGCAATTTTTGAATTGATTTGATATATTATTATATTTTCAAATCTTTTTTCTTTAGTTATAGTACATATACCCCAAGATTTGGAGCTTTTAAGTAAATGAAAAGATTAAGAATAGCTGAATTCATATACTAATAATAATGCATATATTTAATGAATACTATATTTCATAATGCTATAATTAATGAAATATATTCCCCCAGTGACTTTCATTAAAATTAGCATCTTTAAAAGAATATGAACTCATACTGAATCCATTAGTTAAATATCTATTTAATACAAATCTTAACCCATTAGATTCACATAATTTAACATACCTTGTAACAGTCTCATTTTCAATTTCAATACTAGATAATTTACCTGACTTTACTAATTCATAACAAGAAATATCTATAGAGTTTTCAACTCTTACTATTTCGTCCTGTTCGGTATTTATTATAATTAATTCACCAAGTGTTTCCACACCTAAGAATTCAAATTGTTCTTGTAATGTTATCTTATTCATAATTTATGGCTTAATTTTCAGTTTTACTACGTTATATTTATAGAGTCATACCCCACCTTAATCTTTTAAGCTGTAGGTTTATTTTGATTTAAAGATGTAAATCATTTCCCTTACAAGCATATCATTTACATTTGTCATTTCACCCCAACTATTTTTTGAGTAATCAAATATTAGATTAGCATCTTTAATGTTTGGGTAGATTTCTTCTATGCGCCTTAAATAATCAATGGGTGTAGCGGTGTCATAAGTCTTACTTGTATCAAACCCTGAAAGTTTAAGTAGATCAACTTTGGTTGGGTAGCTTCCCAAGTTTGTTAATCTTAATAAGAAATCCATTTGTTCTTCACTCATGTATTCCATTGCCCCAATTAACCTATCTTTTGTTGTCTCTGATGGTGCTGCTTTTTTGTTCATATCTTTATTGTTTATATTTTTTCAAATGTATTTTTAATTTCTTGTTCAAGTGCTTTGTATTCATTATCCGCTTCAAATTTTTCTTTTCTATTAGTTGACCAACCTATTCTTTGTAGTGGTAAAAAAGAGCCATCGTTTTTTGAGCCATCATATACAGCCCTGTAATACTCATCACAATCGTGATAAATTAGTTTTATTAAGAAGTCAACGTGCTGATAGCCTACGATTTTAAATGTTGAGAATTTTTTGCCCTTGAGCGCTTTACCTATTTCTTGAAATATCTGTTCCATTTTGTACTGTTTTTAAATTGTTACATTGCAAATTTAAAATAAAAAGCCTAACAATTAAGTCAGGCTGGATAGGGATTTAAAAATGATTACAGTAGTAGTATTTGTGAGTTCACCCATTGAGAATAAGTATATCTTTTCTTATTGTAAATTTCTTTATTGTTGAAATATAGCATATAAGATTTTTCACAATCCTTACACCAATTTTCAAAACTCATATTTGGATACGCATCCTTAGTGTGTACAAACAATACCTTTAAATCTTCTTGTTCAATTTTCAAATTTGCATTCATATCTTTACTGTTTAAATTGTGAATAATAATTCTAAAACTATTATTATCATTATTCCAATTATTGCTATGATAATTCCTTGCTTTAATAGTTTTGAATCTGGTGTTAAATTTGCTTTCATATCTTTACTGCTTTTACATTATTACATTACAAAGGTAAAAATTAAAACCTAACAATTAAGTCAGGTTGGATATAGATTTTAAAATTTTAATCTGTAACAATAAAGTTACATCCATAATGAGTCATTTCAGGTTCTTCACCGTAACCTAATTGTTCTACCATATTGGCGAGTTCAATATTGCTCATTGAATCAATGTCAAATAATTTTTTAATAATTAATCTTTTAGCTTCTAGCCTTGTGATATCAATTGTTGTTTTCCAACCCATAATTCTATTTATATAATTTAATCAAATCAATATGCTAAAAGGGGTGCTGTTGTCACACCCCTATTTATGTCTACATAGTTTACATGATTTTGATATTTAGATTTTATATTTTGCTTATTACAAATGTAAAATAATAAATTAACATTAACGCTAAAATTGGAATCAACTATTAAATTTTAATCTTCTATTGAATAGTTTTCATTTTCATCTGTAAAGAAATAGTAATCGGCAGTCCTATTGTAATAGATCCCAATCTCATTTATTGTGTCAATAAATCTATGATGTTGTGGGTCCAACCTACCTTCTTTTAACCCAACCCCTGTGAAGTCAAAATATGAAGCTGTGTCATAGGCATTTCTCTTGTCTGATTCGCTGCCTTGAATTATGTGATTAAATATTCTCATTTTTATATGATTACACCCCAAGATTTGGGCTTGGTTAAAAGATTATTATTAAGATTTTTTATCATTATAAATTATACCCTTAACTGAATAAGAAGTTATCAATTTTTGCATACCTTTTTGACGCTTTTTGAATGGCTTAATTGGGTAGTAGTCGAAACCGTTTTTATATAGCATCTTCAGCACCGACTCTTTATCGTCGCATAGTGAGAAATCAAGTATCTCACCTGTTCTATTAAGTTTCCTATTACTATCATTTCCAAATAAGTCAAATTTATCACCTATTTTAAATGAATCCTTGCTTGCCAATAATAGATAGCCTGGACCAAGATATGCATACATACCTTTGTTTTCATATATTGACCACTTGTACTTTGTCATACCACTTGTCATATTTATGACTCCTACTCCTAATACCCTTACTATAAAACTTTTCTCCATTTTAATTCATGTTATTTGTCAGTTAAATTTAATGTTCAATATAATGATGTCCCCTTTACTATGATTTCAATGTCATCTACACCTTTCTTTAATTTTTCTGGTGAATGACCCATAGTGAATAATTCGTATTTGTGGATAATGCTTCCATCTTTGTGAAATATGTACCCCATTAATGACTGGTGGAATAACATATATTTGCTTGATTTTCTTCTTTCCATTTTTCTTTATTTAATTGTTATTTTCCTAATATCGCTAAATGATGGTTAATACCCCAATGTAATAGATTCTGCTTTATTTTAGATGATTCAGGGTATCTCCTTAACATTCCCACACTCCTGGATTTAAAATTACCCCAACGTTTTATTTGACGATCGTCATCACTACATCTCCTACCATAGTAATAATTGATGTACCAATTAAACCAACCATAAGGGTCAATTTTATTTATCCAACCGCCCCTTTTCCAATCTTCATAACTTGAGCCACAATTAACTTTATAATAGTTAGCTTGATCATTATAAACGCAATTTATTTGTGGAATGCATGATTGAAATATCCTATTACGTGTTTGTAAATATATATTAAGATCTTCTATAAACCTTGGCGGTACATGATTATGCCAATGGAATAAACTCACTTTTAATGGTTTGTAGTGGAAGTAAGATCCACCAAATACACCCATTTTAATCATTTCAATAGGTGAATAATCTGCTTCGAATTTTTTCATATTAAAATTTATAGTTTTCAATTCTATCGTGTACTGGGATTGGGTATTTACTTGGGAACCTAGAATCGCTACAATAAACGAAATTCCCACCAAACATTGTCCATTTGCCAGATTCTATTAGTGATTTTGGTATTGCTCTTAACCTTTCCTCTCCACAACAAGTATCTTTAACAAAAACTAAATAGTCACCATCTGTTGTGTGAGGACAGTTGAATCCATTTCCTTTTTGGTCAACCATAATTAAATTATCTTTAGTTGAACTTAACCCTTTATTTGAGCAATCAGTTCCGGGACTTTTTAAAACTGATACTGATATTCCTTTTGTTTTCATTTATTGCTGTTTTATTATTGTACCGTAAATTTAAGGTATTAAACGCTATAATTTATTCAAATTGGATAAGGATTTTAAATTATTTTTAAGCCATTTTAAGCCATCAATATATTAAATGGTATGTTGGTATTAAAAAGTAATAAAGATACCTTAAATTTGTTTTAAAATAGCTTAAATGGTACACTGAGCCTATATTACGTTTTATGCCATTAAAAAAGCCCTTGATTTGGGCTTTAGTTTATTTAATAAAGATTGTTAGATCAATTTGTTAATTTCTTTAGGTAATTCTTTGTTTCAAGTGGGAGGTACAATTCCCAATATATGAAATAATTTTTCATTAGCCTTAATACTTTCCCTCTTCCACAATTATATGAAGCTATTGTTGCCCTGTAACTGTCATAATATGGTTTCCATGGTCTATTGTAAAGATATTCCATATATAACCTTTGTGATCTTATTTGATGTTTTTCATTATTTATTGAATAATGGGAAGGTATAATCTTTTTATGCTTTAACCATGACCAGGTCTTAGGCATAAACTGAGCTACACCTATTGCACCGGATGTTGAAATGGCATTTTGGTTGTTGCTTGATTCATAGAACCTTTGCAGTTGTAAGAATTCTTCTGTGAATATTTGATCATTAATAGATGATGGTATTTTCACATTATTCATGGCAATTTTTTGTGACATAACCCCCCCTGAAAGTGACATCAATATTGCTACACTAATTATCTTTTCTACCATACCTCTTTAGCTCGCGCCTTCTTTGTGCATCCCTGTAAAAATCTCTTATTGGGAATGCTTCTTTTATTAATACAATAGTAGAATCTTTAATTCTATTATTTTCTTTTGGGTGATTTATCACAATAACGCAACTGAATAGCTGTGCCACTATGACTATGAGCATTAATTTAAATAGTAATTTCATAATTTAACATATCTTTAAACTGTTCAACATTTATGTTCATAAAAGCTTCATCATCCTGGCGATCTTCAGAAAATAATATTATTCCATCTTTTGAAATTTCGACTACCTTTGCATAAGTCTCACCATCCCAATCTAACGAGTATGTTTTACCTACAATAGGTTTGACATTTGAATTAATGACTTTTCTTAATTTTTTCAATAAATTGTTACCATCAGTTTCGTATTTATTTTCATAAATTAGTAAAGATTTAAATACAATCACTGCAAGGTTAACATCAACTTCAAGATCCGGCTCGCATAACCATCTGTTACATTTTTTACTGGCTATAAGATAATTCTGTGGCATTTGTCTAATAGTGTCACTGTAATTTTCGTATCTTAATTTATTTGCCATACCCTATCAATTTATTCTCATACTCATACATTTTAGCTATTTCACCTTTAATTGAAATACAAGTTTTAATGATTTCAATTAGTTCATTTGCTTCTTTCAAATAATAGTCTGAATGGAAATTAGCATTTTGCAATTCATGCAAAGTGTCATTTAAGTTTTCCATTTTACGGGAATATTCAATTACGCCACCAATGCCAAGGATATCAATTTTAATCTCATCAAGCCTGTTTAAAATTGGTTCAATATAATTATATTCCATAAAGCACTTTATTATATTCTCATCCCACTTTAACTTATTTACATTAACAAATTCTTTTTCTTTTTCAAAGTTTACTAATTCGTCCCCAACTTGCATTAAATATTTTGATTTCTCATTTAATAAGTCAATTATGTTTACATTATTAAGTGAAGATCTTGGGTCTATATTTGCAGAAACCGTATCTAATGCGTTACGCAAATCTTTATAATCTTTAAAGAGGGAATCATTAAGTTTGTAATTTTTACAATTAGCTTCAATTTCATCCATAGCCATTTCTCTTGAACTGCTTATTGATTTTTTCCTTTTTAACCCCATAGGTGTCATTTCCATAATATTGCTGTTTTAAATTATACTGTAAAGTTACACCAAAGTAAACAAAAATTTACTAAATTGGATTCAACTTTTAAAATTATAATCAATTTAAATGTATCCTTTTTGTTCTTGATAGATAGTAACATCATTTTGTATGCATTCCATTTGGTGTAATAAATCAACGTCTTCACCATTTAACTCACCATCAATTTCAATTTCCTCATCTAGAAGACTTTGTATCTGTTCTGCAATTGTATCAAGCTCATTTACTAATGTTCTAACTTGTTCTAAATTTTTTCCCATAATAATGTTTTTACATTAATGATTTTGGATTTCCGTATTCTCTTGTTTCAATACCATTTTTAATCAATGTCCTACATTCTAATTTAGAAACTATACCTTTTGTGATATAATTTTCAAATTTTATTAATGATTCATTTTCATATAAACTTAATGATTCTATTTTACCTTTTTTATTAAATAGCATAGCTTCAAAATAGCGATCACCATCAGCTTCCCATTCGTTATGTATTGAACTTATGAATTCGCCATTACTTTTCAATTTTTGTTCATATTTATCTGGTGCTGAACTTTTACTTACCCTGATGTTTCCCATAATACTGCTTTGTTTATAAACAAATTTAAGGCAAATTTAAACACAACTACTTAAAGTTGGAATCAACTTACCTTATATGAATAAATTTTAATCTTTATTGTTGTAGAATTCTAACCAGTTTTTAGGTTCATAATAGTGGAGATAAGAAGCAAACTCATCTTTGTCACAACATATATTACCATTGTTTAGGTATTCATCCCAATCATCACTGAATGTAGCAAATTTTAATGTTGTTGAATATCCAGAGTTCGTTTGTGATAAAATAACTAATACCATGTCATATTGAGATTCCCAATACTCTTTTAATTGTTCTAGCGTTAAATCGTCAAGTACTGCCTTAAAGTTTTCTTGCGTTATCATGATAAATATTTAATTGTTTTTTTAATTTTTCTAATTTCCCAAATATTATATTTAGAACATTCCCAATATTGAAATATATATTTTTTAAAGTGATATAAACCTTTCTTACTTAATCTAATAATTACTTCAAATAATTCTAATGGTGATAGATCTTTTATATTGTTTCTACATTTATTAATCCTAATCATAATAGATTTATACATCCAACAACAATCTGTTTGTCTTATATTTAAACCATTTATAGATCCAGAAGCCACAATTATTTTATAAATCATACTCTATAAAAATAAATTAATGTTAGATCTTTTGTGTAACTTACTCTCAACTCTCTTGCAATACCCCAATATGCACCTCCACTATCATAAGCTCCACAAGGTGACATTTTAACTCTGCAGTCATAAATCCTTTTATTTTGACCATCAGGTATCCATTTCCTACCTGAAAAATCAAAGTCCCATGAGTATGGTTCAGGTATTACATTTTTCCTACCCATAGGTGATCCATACTTTGAGCCAACTTCAGTTATAATTTTATCAATTGTTCTCATAATTAAATTTTAACAATTTTATCAATTTTACCTGAAATAACTTTTCTTAAAATTTCTTCATTTGGAGCCCAAGATTCTTGCCAATCACCGTATTGCTTATATAGGTAATTATTCAACATGTGTCTAAAGTCATATTTATATCCCAACAATTTATATTGACCATACCTTATAATGTTCAAATTACCACTATAACTCGGCTTATAAGCCTGTTCAATGAATGCTAATGGGTTTGAAATTTCAGGCTTAGATTCCTGGTCTACGTGTACTGTAAATGGTCTACCAATTACTGGCTTAATTTCTGTTTGTGTTTTTTTCATTATTTTATAATTTTATTAGATCAGTTGTATAGTTATTCCCACCCCAAGATACTATGCCATTTTTGTGAATTACATGTGTCCCTTCGGGGATTCTTGCAGAATCATATAGCCAACAACTAATTGCTTCACGATTTTGCTTTTTTAATTCATTTTTTAGCCTTACAATAGCCTCAAATTTTGTGCTGTCATAAGCGAAAGTTGAATTGGTGAATGCTAGATACTGTTTTCGATTTTTTCCCATTTTGTATTGTTTTTAATTATAGTGTAAATTTAAGGCATTAATTTAATAAATTTTTAATACTTGGACTAAAGTTTAAATAATTTAATCAAAGCCATTTTAAGCCATTTTAAGCCATCTTTATTTTTGTTTGGTACATTTGTATAAAAAGCATATAAAAACCCTATACAGACTAATGTATAGGGCTACAGATTTAAATTTAAGTTGTTTGGTTTTATTTGCTATCTCTAAAGTTACCTTTTGTGAAATGTGCGTGACGAGGTACACCATTTTTCTTTACTGGATGCATACCTGTAAACCTAATTGTCTTACCAACATATTTATCAGCATACACGAGTAAAGCAACCTTTTCACCATCAGTGTACCCTTTTAGGCTTACTATCATTTCTTTACCATTTTCAAGCTCTACCCTAAATCCTTTAGCTTTACCATTAGGCTTCCTGTCATCTTGTTTACCACTTGTAACAGATCTACCTAATTCATTAAGTGTGCGTTCAACGCCTTCTTTTATTTGTGTACCTTCTTCAACACTTAGAATAACTGCATCCCATTCGTTTAAGTCATCCTTCATTTTAAAAACCATTCCAGATTTTATAGTATGCCTTCCAAATTTGTATGGTGAATGTTTATGGGATATTACCAAACCTTCATACCCTGAACTAATTTCATATTGGCAATATTCAATAATATCTGCAACTGATTTAAATTCGTATTGTGGAATTACAAGTGCAAGATCGCAATCCTCTTCAATAATATCGTCAATTGCAAAATACCTATCTTCTTTATTTAAATTTTGGTCACCATTAAAATAATCAAATATATGGAATTTTAATTCATCATGCCAAGTAGTCAACCATTCAGGGTCCCTACCGAGAAACTCCCAACGTTTTTCAACTATTCTGTTTTTATGCACAGACTGGTATGTTTCAGTACCACCATTCGTCTTTTCCCATAAGTTTTGGTATTCATTTATTTTACTTGGAGAAGATATATCAACTGTGCTATAGAAGTGTTGAATTTCTGGGAATGTAAATCCTTCAGCATAGAATTCACCATGAACTATTCCATCAATATTGTATTTTTTGTGGAAGGCTTTAGCCATTTCTTGTACCCTTTTACTTGGTGATCCCTTTAAGCTCCTGCCTTTTGAAATACCATTTTCAAGCAATATACAATTACCATCTTTTTTTGTAGATACAAGATAATCTTTTGGTTCTTTAATTAGCTTATGCCAATCAGGTATTACACCTGATCCAAAGTTACCTATTAGTTGAGGTTTGAATTTTAATGCCATATTTTTATTTTTGAAGTTTAACTTAATGCATCAATATACATTTGTTCTGTTTGTAAGAAAGTGTTTTCATCTGTTGGATAATTACCATCAAAATGTTTTTCGATAATGAATTCTGCTCTATGCTTTGGCTGTAATCTTTTATACTTGTTTATAAGATTTTTACCTATCCCAATTAAATATTTACATTTTGACATATATCATAATTTTAACTTTAGTGCTTTCCCCTTTATCTTGATCTTCTTTAACCATTTTCCTTGCTTGGTCTAATGTCAAGTTATCTTTAATAAGTTGTTTTCGCCAACTTTTTTTGTAGATCCACATTACTTTTCTTTTTTGTTCCATTTTTGCTTGTATTGGTTACTGCTGAAGACGCTATTTAAAAAATAAAAAGGTGTATATACGTACACACCTTTCTATTTGCTTCACCTTAAGGGGTTTACTCCTCTTCTTGGCTTACTGGTTCAACCTTTTCAGCTTTTTTCTTTGCTTTTGGCTTTTCAGCTACTTCAATAGCTAGATTTGTAATTGGGTCAATTAAGTTGCCATCGACAACCTTACCTAGGATACGTGAAGTATAATTTCCACCTGCAGAAATCCCACCTAATGTTTCCCACCATAAATGAACCCCTTGTGCTCTTGAGGTTATTTTGGTAATTTCTTTTTCAGAACCATTCTTGGTTCTTGCTACATCACCAACTACATAACCGCAATTTTTAATTGCATCAGATTCAGTTTGTAATTTGGCTTCAGCCTTTTCTTTTTTGGCTTTAGCTTTTGACTTTTTAGCCTCAACTTCCTTTTCCAATTCCTGCTGCTCTTCAGCTGTTAATTCAACTGCTTCAACTACTTCAACTTCTTCAGCTTGCTCAATTGGTTTTCTTACAATTTTCTTTTTTGCAACTGGTTCAGCTGATGTTGCTGTTACTTTACCTGCAACTCTTAAAGGTTGCTTTTTCACTACTTTTGCCATTTCTTTATTTTTTAATGGATTAATAAACTATTTTTGCCTTGTTGGCGATACAAATATATAACTAAATTAAAGTAAAATTTGCATAATTGGATTTAAATTTAAAAACTTTAATCAAACTAATTTTAAGCTTGTTTAAGCGTTCTTTATTTTTAATGCTTATTAATATACCTAATATTAATAAGAAGCTTTAAATGTGCCTTAAATGGCATTAAATAAAGGATTGATAATAAATATTAGGTATATTAACAAAAAATAGTAAAATCTAAGATTTAATAATTATTTTACCTGATAACTTGTTCAATAAACTTTGATAAGCAACATCACTAATCGTATATCCCTTTTTACGCCAATGGGGTATCCTACTTAATGAATTTAGTATCATTCCTGGACTTGCTAGAAAATCTGGTATTAAAGTTTTATCCCTAAAGGATATTAAATCAATATCCCAACTATCATGAGAAATTGAATAAGTTGATTTACTTATTTTGAAATCAAATTCCGTAATGGACTTTTTTAATAATTGGAATACATATCCACCAAAACTAAATGTCTTAGCCGTACTACTGTCAGATATATACTTGAACCCAAATTTAATCAATTTTTCATGATATATATTTCTGTTGTGTTTGAGAAAAATATCAATATCTTTTGGTTCTCTCCCCTCAAGTAAGTCAATTAATCCACCACCAACGAAAATAATATCATTATTAAGGAATTCACTTTTTAAACTTTTTAGTATCTGTATTGATGGGTGATTTACGACCCTGTTTTTTTCAACTGTTGTCAATTCCATAATTTATTTTTTTATCATTATACATTTTATTTGCATTTTCTATTTTTGTAAATACATAATCTTTATATTCTATTTCACCAATCAAAATTGATACCCAATAGTGTGGAACACATATTCCATTATGCCAAAAGAATTTAACCAATACTCCAATTTTCATTGTATAGTGTAAATTATTAAATCCTTTAAAGGTGAGCCAATGGTGCATATCTTTGTCCTTGTTCTTAATATCTTGAATTTCTTCATTATTTATTAACCACTTCTCAAAATCTTCTTTACATTTTCCTGTTAATTCCATTTTATAATTTTATGCGAAAAAGAATTCGTTTTGTAATACTTCGCTCATTATTAATTTATCCTTACCCTTGAATCTTGGGAAATCTTTTTCTATAACCCCTACTTGATCCTGAATATCCCTATATAGTAAGTTTAGTGGATGGTTTGGGTTATTTTCATTATATAGTTCAATGAATGTTTCCCTAGTAATCCTATTCAACATTACTACGCTATTGGGGTTAGTAGCGAAAGAGTCGTGTATAAACCATAGTTGATCCACACCGTTATCACACATACTTAATGTTGTCATCCTTAAGTGTGTTGCATCAAGTGAGTGGATAATGTTTGGCTGTATGGCTGTAGATATCTTTCTAGAGTTTATTTCATTAGTTATGGTTTGGAGCTTAACCCTCCTAGTCCCAGACCTATTAACAAGGCTCTTAATATCGTACTGCTTACTGTTTATCTTATACATAAAATTCCTAACTACAAATCCATCAGGTGTTGTAAAATATATTGAACCTTCATTATGGGATTCGATTGAATTTGCGACCTGTTTAAAGGCAGAACTGACCCATTTCTTATATAGGCTTCCCCCCTTTAAGCCTTCCTTCATTGCTTCACTAATATATTTAGTAAGTATTCCAGCTGTAAATTGGTTTCCGTATATTGGATAATATTCCTTTAGAGATTCAAGGACGTAAGATTTATAGCCTGTAAATGAACCCCCATAAGGGTTTATCATAACAGGTCGTTTAGCTATCTTCCTTGATTTATCACCTAGCATTATTTCAATTAAGTTTGGCAATAATTCTAACTCCTTTTGCTCTTTTTCATCTAACATTTCAAAAGCTTTAAGTTCCCTTTCCCTTTCAAACATTATTTCAACACTTTTCTTAGCAATTATTTGATATATATCAAACCTTTTTGTTTCATTGCATAAGTTTACATTTTTGCCCCCATTCTTATCAAGAGTTATTGCGCTCATGTGTTGTATGCCATTACATGAGCCATCTATAGCTATTGCCACACGACTTTCAAGATTGCGAGAGTTTATTTGCCATATTAAATCCCATATTTGTGCAAAAACATAAGGTTCTTCTGCATCTTTATAGCTTGTATTAGGATTTTGCATTAGCTCTAAACCTATCTTATACCTGCTTTCCCAACTTTCTTTATCGTGCCCATAAGTTGATGCGAGATATGCTACACACTCAGAAATACCTTCCTTAGTTAGTTGTACTGGTTCATAAAACTCTAACAAACCTTTAGATACATCGTTACCTTGTGGGGATAACCCAATTGGTATTGGATACATCCTGCCCCTGTAATCAAAATTATGTGGGAAGTAAATACATTTCTCGTCAACCAACTCTTCCGCTATTTTAACAGATAGCGAGTTTGTATTGTACTTACCTAAATCGCTAATATATTTCTTTTTCTTAGATAAATATTTAACAAACTCTTCATGTTTTTCAGGTTCTATAATTGGCTTTTCAGGTTCACAACCCCCAACCCTTTCGAATATTTTAATGTCTTCCTTATAGTATGCCCAATCTTTACCCCATTGAGAAAATCCATCTGGTATTTCTGGCTTGGTTGGCAACTTTAAATCATTTTTTAATCTAATTAAATTATTCCTGTTAATCCTATATGGGACACTTTGTATTTTATTTAATGCCCTTATGGGTTCGCTGTCTTCTAAAAAAGATGGATTAAATAATGAGTTTGGCATTGATATTTTACTACTCCTAATTAAATCAGTCTTAAGAGAATTGTACCCACCAATTAGTTTCCCATTAACAAATTGCCAATCAGTAGGCTTTATTGTCATTGGCATTGGGTAATAACCATCACGTATGAATGAATTTATTAAGTACTTAATATCTCCAAGCACATCTTCATTAAGGTAATATTCAAACCTTGTGTCACCATTTTCATAATATTTTTCTACATTTAAAAATGGTAAAGAATCCACAACTGTTTCGAATAGACTTACTGCAACTTGGACATGTTCTTTATTGCTTTTGTCACCCTCTAATAGTTTTGTAACTATTTTATTTGCGACAGACATTCTCATAGAAACTTTTCTATTGTCTAAGTATAATTTAGATAAAGTTAGTTCAACTAATGATAAACTAAAAGAAATTAAGTTATCTTCGTCATTTAAAAATTCTTTTCCTAGCTTTTCTTCAATTATTATTTTAGCTTTAAGTTTCTTGCCCCTACCTACTTTATTAAGTGAAGTCTTAATAGCATCAGCTACCTTGTAAACTCCGTCCGTTAATAATTTATTTGCGAATGTACCTTTGTCTAGTGATTGATCAACCCCTTTAATATTTTTAAAGTTCTTTTGATTAATCCTATCACAAATGTGCATTTTCATTTCAGCTTCAGTCATAAACTAAAATTTATCATTCGTGTACCCTGCCATCACTTTTACTATTTCTGTAATGTCATAATTATTAGTAAAATTATTTTCATGGAAGAAATAAGCTAATTGGTCAGGCTTTTCTTTAGATACCCTAAATTTTTCACCTTGGTAGTTGCAATAAATAAAGATAACTTCATAACCATTAATTAGTGATAAATTCAATATAGACCTAACTTCGTGCCAAAACCTGCAATCATTAACTACTATATTATTTGGAAATAATTTATTAGCACTCTTAAGCCACTTTTCAGACCATACATAAGGGTTAATCTTACGTTGCATTTCGCCAATTTTTAATAATAAATCTCTACCAGTTTTACCAGTAAATCCATGTAATGGACTTATTTTCCATTTTTCATATTCTTTACCGTAAATTGGTTTAATACCACATGACTTAAAAGCCTTTTCCCTAATGGCGTCACTCATACCTATTCGGGTATAAGATTTGTCTTGTAGTATTTTGTTGGTTTGGTAATCTTTACCGCTACCTTCGAAGCCGATAAATGCAATAACTTTTTTCATATTTTTTGCTATATTAAATAAGGTTATTAAAATAAAGTGCAAATATAGCACTTTTTTATAGTTTAAGTAGTTTTTAAGACAAAGATTTATTAATTGCATACATTACTATGTATAGAATAAAAATAATGTCTGTAAGGGGATATATTTGTTAACTCGTTTTGCAATTAATTAAAACCCATTCCATCACCTTAACAAGTTCTGGCTTTTTTAATCCACCACTGCAATATTTGTTTATCAATTTAAAAAGGTCTTTCTCAAATTCAGATGCCTTATCAGCATCAGATAAAGTTAATTGCTCATTGTACCAATAAATAAAATAAATAACTTGATTATATGTATTAGAAATAAATTTCGTGTTAATATGGACACCCCCCTTATCAAGCATACCACTTGAATAATCCAAGTATTTAGGGTAAGCATCATCACTTGTAATTTTTTCAATCACAGGTATAAGCCAATCCCAACTTTTTTGGTATTCTAGGATTTTACCTTTCCCTACATCAACTGTATCCGATCTGCAAAATCCAAACGTTGGTAGCCAAACATCTTGAGGTTCTATAAAAAATCTAGCTTCACCTGGGAATTTCCCTCCCATATATCTTGCAATAATTTTATTGTTCTTTACTATATCCATTTTAATCAAATTTATTAGTTAATGATGTCTAATACTACTTTTGTCACTACTTATGGATTCGAACCACATTGTCGCCTAGCAACATTCCGGCATGATAAATCATACCTAGTAGTGCGTAAATCATTCTTAAATTTTATGTCTGGGTCCAATTTACTGATTTACGTATGAATAATGCCCAAGATTTGGAGCTTTAAAAAGATTTTTTTATTTAAAAAATTAATCTTAAGATATTAATTCCATTAAAGAATTTTTATTAGAAAATACCCTTAGCTCTTTATGAAAATTATCATATTTGAGTTGCCCCCTAAATATAACAATTTTCTCCTTGCAATCTTTTATAAGATCTTCATAACTATCTAGGGTTTCATCCCATATTGTTAATACAAAATTTTCATAGTTATAATCTAATTTTACAATACACATTCTTTTACCATTCCTAATCCTCTTAATTTCAAAGTCTTGTACGAAGCCACAAACATTGACTCTTGCACCATCCCCTAAAGATTCAAATTCATCTGGTGTATCCCAACTATCGCCTTTATTAATTTCTGATACAATAGAACTGTAATCAAATATTGAAAGCCCACATAATTCTCTTTGTTTTAAAGCCCACCAATTTTTAGATTCAGTATTTGAGAATTTAATAGAGTGATCCCCCCTTACTTTTGCATAAGTATGATAGTAATCCACTAACCTATTTCTTTCACAAATGTTGTCTATGAATTCTAATTTATCAAATGCTCCGCATATAATTAAATTTTCTATAACTGCCTTATTTACTTTACTGCCTTTATAAACATTCCTTGTTAAGAAATTATCGAAACTTATGTAATCACCTTTAAGCCTCTTGTCTTCTACAATCTGTGTATAAGATTTATCTCCACATTGCTTAACTGAATTTAAACTCCAGTATAATGCATTAGTGTCAAAATCTGAATTTACAGTACTACCGCTTAGATTAATATCAACTGGATTTAATTTAATACCTCCAATCTTATTAATTTCAGATATAAAATTTGGATATGTTTTATCATCTCCGAAACTAAATGTTGTACTCCAGAATTGTAGTGGGTAATTAATCTTAAACCATTGTCCATAGATAGCCATTATTGAATAGCTTGCAGCATGGCTTCTATTGAAACCATAACTGGCAAATTTTAATAATGTTTCCCAAATTTCTTGTACAATTATTTCATCAATTTTTAATACATTTATGGCATGCTCATGAAACTTTGCAGAGTATTTTTCAATTTCTGATATTTTTTTCTTTACCATAGATTTTCTAATATCATCCGCTTCACTTAATGGCAATCCACCAATCTTAACACAAGTCTGCATAATTTGTTCTTGATAACATAGAATACCATAAGTATCTTTTGTTATATCTTCCATGTGTGGGAAATGGTATGTCTCGTCTATACCTAATTTACATTTGATATATTTCTTGTGAAAACCATTTTCCATTGGACCAGGTCTATACAAACTTACTGCCGCGATCATATCTTCAACATTATCTGGCTTCATCTCTTTACAATATGAAGTTAACCCTGGAGTACCAAATTGAAATATATCAGAACTCCAACCTTCCCTAAAGTATTCATATATTTCAGGCTCGTGTATATCTATTGAATATAAATCAATATCTATATTGTAGTCTCTTTTAATTAAGTATAAAATCATTTCGTACTTATCTAATAACCCAAGACCTAAAATATCCTCCTTTAAGAATCCAGCAGACTCAAGCTCCGCACCTTCCCATTGACTTACCAATACGTGTTCGCCATTTTGGTTCATAACCTTTACTGGTATCCACTCATAAATTTCTTTAGAGTTTGGTACTATAATTGTAGCACAAGCATGAATTGATTCTGCTTTAGGCTGTAGATTCATCAACCTTGTCTCATTAATTATGCCTACATTATTGCAAACAAATTTCTTAATTTGTGGTCTCTTTTGTGCTTCTGTAAATATATCTAAGAATTCATTAGAGTCACCCATTAATGTAGTGAAATAATTTATGTCACTGTGTTCTAAACCATTTAGTTTTCCAATTTCTTTAATTAAAGATTTTGGTTTCAGGTTCGTATAAGTGCCTACACTACAGAAATAGTCATATCCGTATTTGTTCATTACATATTCCTTAACTTCCCATCTACGCTTCCCACTAAAATCTACATCTATATCTGGTAGAGACTTTTCAACCCTACCCCTATTTAAGAACCTTTCAAATAGCAAATTGTACTCTATTGGATCTACCCTAGTTATGTCCATAAGGTACGACACTAATGATCCTGCTGCTGAACCTCGACCATCACCTACTAATATACCTTTAGATCTTGCCCATTTTATTATGTCCCACAATATTAAGAAATAATCCATTACGTCTCCGTATTCAATTACTTCCCATTCAGTAGCAACTCTGTCCATATACTCCTCTTGCTTATCAGTAGGTACTTTATTAGCAATACCCTTTTGAACCAAACTCCAGAATAGATCTTCACTACCATCTATACCAAATTCATCAATTTCATTTTGGTTCATCTTATATCTAGGTAGATTCCTGCCATTTTGGCTGACATTAAAATTACAAAGATCTGATAATTTGTTAGTATTTTCTATAGAATAAAGAACTAAGTGAGGTATGTCTTTAGTTTTTTCATCGTAGTGGAGAAATAAATCTTCATTAGAATGAAAGTTCTCTCTATACTTTGTTACTCTCTTAGAAATTTTACCTATAAGTTGCAATTCTTTTTTAACCCTTGAATGGTCTTCTTCTAAATAGTATGCATTAGTTAAAGAATAAGGTTTTAAATTTGAGTCTCTTATGAATAATTTTAATTCATTTAAGTAATTAAATTCTAACTCATCAGTAGAATATTTCAAATAACTAATTGCAAAATTTTTACTATGCCGATCGTATTTTTTGTATTGCTTATAACTTATACTATCTACATTGTAAATAGCAACAAGACCAAGCATACAATCCTCAAGTTGCGAATTCTTAATTGGTTTGCCAATGTTATCGACGTTAATTATTTTATTAATTGATAATAAATTTTTCCAACCATCATCGTTAACTGTATATAAGTTTAAAAGATGAATTTCTTCATCTTCGTCCAATACTGTAACTTGCATTCCAATTATTGGCTTTATGCCTTTATTGTTGCATTCTATTTGAAATTTCATAACTCCAGCTAATGTATCTTTTTCACATATAGCAAGGTTTTTAATACCAAGAAAATTAGCTTTCTTTACCCAATCAGAATACTCTCTACTCCCACTTAATATTTCCATACCACCATGCACTCCTAAGAATGCATAATCGTCCATTAGATAATCATTTTCACCAATGTACCTTAGCTCATTTAATTGAAAATTATCGAATTCGCAATAGTAAAGATTTCCACCAAAATTAAATATAGCATTTTCCTGTGATTTATCACAAATAAACCTAAACTTAGAATCTATTATTAGTCCATCATGTTCTTTAATTATTTGGTAATCTTTACCACCTATCTCAATAGTAGAATCATCTAGTACATTATACAATATCCTATCTTTTTCTAAGCTTCCAACTATTTCTTGCATGATGGGAAACCTTTATCGTTTAAGACAACTCTTTTGCTAACTCTTTTAGGCTCAGAAGATCCAGATAATTTTACTGATTTGCAACGTTTTCTTTTTTTCATCTTTTATAATTTAGTGTTGATTTTTTTGTTAAAAAAAGGGTTATACCAACCCTTATATTTTAAAAACTCTTTGTCCCAATTAAAGCTATGGGATATTGCAGGTTTTTCTCCACTGTCTACTGCTGATCAATCAGAGGTTCTTTTAAAACTATAATCGGGCACACGTTATTTTCTTAAGCAATATATTTAAATAAACACAACTGCTGATACAGTTTAATAGTTGATGCATGACTAACACCTATTCAAGGATTCTATGTTACACCTCTATAGTTTATATTCAATCCAAAGAGTTTATTTTTATAAATTTTTTTTAAAGAAGGGGGATTATCGCACCCCCCATATATTAACCCAGAGTACATAATCTATATTCTCATTTAATGAGTTTTAATTATGCCTTTACTTATGCATTTTCCTCTTCAGGGTCTATATTACATATTTCTACTACGCGACGTTCGACAATCTACGTACCTGGGATTAGTAACTTAACAAGTAATTATTTGATCTATATATTGGATTCGAACCAATATAAATTCAGTTAAGAACTGCTCTACCAAGTTGAGCTAATATAGATTTTAATAAATAATTATGATAAACTTACTTCATTTTATCAACTAATGTATTATCAGCTGTTTGTTTCTGTCTAAATTATTTATGCTATTATTTGACTACTTTATGGCATTTTATCCAATGGTTTTTAGTGTCCAAACCTAGATTTTAAAACTCTTTGATCGCTAGGTTGGATTCGAACCAACGCACTCTTTCCCGTACTAAGAGGATAGTGTTATAAACCAACACAACTTCTAGCGAAACTTAATAAAATATAGCAATAGTAATGGTATAATAAAGCGTCCCTAACGCACTAGATATTTAATGCTTACAAATTGTACCATAAATAAGCAAAGATTGCTTAAAATGGTTTAAATATTGCTTAAAATGTATCTTAGAGTTATTTATAAGGGTTTGGCGTATTATCTTTTGTAATTGGCTCTTTCTGTGAATATCCACATAATTTGTAAACTTCCTCTCCAGTGTATGCCTTTTTCCATTGTACCATAACATCTTTGAATGTTTTTACATCCCCTACATTTTTCCAAGAAATTGCACTCTTATCTTTTAGGTTTACATATTGTGGGAATAAAGATTTTAATGCTCTTGCATCATGGTCCATTAATCCAACATCCCTATATATACTGCATCCGCCCTTTGAGTTTGCCCCACCACTTCTGTTAAATGCATACTTAGAAGACTTAACACACGGGATACCATTTTGTAAGAAATGTAATATGATATACATATCCTGCTTTGTTATCATGTCATCTAACTTTGGCTCATTTTTCAGTGTGCGAAATAATTCATAGTTAATGCCATAGAAACCACCAATTCTATCATTATAAACTTCATCAAATTTTATATTATTATTTGATGGTCTATTACTTATACCAACGACACCAAAACATCCAAGATTCAATTTCTCTACAACCCATTCGAACATATCAATCATTATTGATTCTCTCTTATCTGCATTAAAATTTTTTTTACTAATTTGTTTTAGCATATATGTAGTCTCGATACCTGTGTCAGAGTGTTCTCTTGCATGGAAAGTAAACATATCGTCAATGAATACAACATTGCATTTAAATCTGTCTAATGTATCTTGCCTAGCTTGACCTAAATAATTATGATGAATACCCCATACTTCATCTACTTCAATATTTAATTCTTCAAGTAAATTTTTTAATGGCTCTACTTCTTGTGGTATGGTAATCACAATAATATTCCTAGATAATATTCTTGGGATATTTTTTAAGGTATGATGTAATTTATTATCAATACGACCCCTTGTATTAACAACAAATTTTGTTTCACTAAATATCTTTGAAACTCTATCTAGTTTTTCTTTGTATCTTGGATTTATTGCGTCCATATAATTTATAGTTTATGAATTTTGTTATTATTTTTCACCAGTTGATCCAAACCCTCCTTCACCTCTTTCAGTGGAAGATAATTTGGTAATTTCATTAAATTGAATTTTTTCTACTTTTGCGAAAACTAATTGGCAAATCCTTTCTCCTTTTAATATATACTGTTTAGACTTGCTAATATTTGTAATGCAAATCCCAATTTCACCTCTATAGTCAGAATCTATTGTGCCAATACCTTGTGATACAACTAAACCTTTCTTTAAAGACAAACCACTTCTACTTCTAACTTGTGCTTCCATACCAATTGGCATAGATATCTTTAAGCCAGATGGTATAATAACCCTTGATCCTGAAGGTAACATTATAGCCCCATTTACAGTCACCTCAATTGGGTGTGTGTCTTGGTTTAACTGCTTCAAGTCAGTGACAGATTCAAAATAAGCCCTTATATCCATCCCACTTGAACCTTCTGTTTGGTACTCTGGTAATATTACATCATCATGAACCTTTAACACTTCTACTATATCAAGTGTTTTATCTTCTACCCCTAAAATTTTTTCAACTTTTAAAGATGAACCTTTTTTACCTTTCTCTACTAAAACTGTTTTAGCCATTGCTTAAATATTTTGAAATTAAAATCATAAGATACATGATTTATATCTATTTTTGAATCCCCAATTAAAAAATCAAGGTTTGGGCTAACCTCTTTAACTAATATTTTTGTATCAGTATTAATGCACTTAACTTCTTCACCTACAAAGAAATAAAATATATTGAAATGGTGAATTTTGCCCTTTACATCATCACCCCTATAATTAAATTTAGGTTCACCTAATCCTGTAAATACTTCTTTAAACTTATTTTCTAAAACATCCATGTCAGAAAATATATTTGAAACTAAAATCTTACTTGATATATCAATGATTTTAATTTCTCTATCTTTAAATAATTCTAAATACTTTTCTCTATATTTTTTAGGGAAACTATTGTATGCCCAAAAGAATTGTACCCACTCTCTTTGGAGTATATCTAAATAATCTATTATTTGTATCTTTTTTTTTGCCATTTTATAGTTTATATAAAAGCCTCAACTTTTGATTGAGGCTTTTAATTATGTTATTGTCTTTATTTAAATCTTGTGAGGAAGATCCCTATACTTAGATATAAAATAAGTATTCTTATAATTACTATTTATATTTAGGTAACATTTACTATATCGACTTAATTTATATTGGGGAGGTTTCATTACGTATGCATACGTATTTAATGTTGAAACATATAAGTAGTTCTTGACCTCCAAATATTTATATCTATCCTTTATGGGTATCAAACCAATACCAACCTGAGGTTGGTAAAAATCTTCTAAAAGGTTAACTATATTTTCTCTACTTGACGTAATTTGGAATACAAGTAATGGTTGATCTAATCTTAAAATTACATCAGTGTGGGCTACATTAATCACAATCATATCAGTATTAGCTACCTGAGTAGTCTTAACTAATTTAACTGTTAAATCTGCGTACCCTACATCGACGACTTCATCGATTGGAACTTTCGGCTTTTCTGCATAAGTTGACAAACTAATTGCCAACACAACAAACAATAATAAAAAATTTTTCATTCTAAATAATTATTTAATTAACACTATAATTTGAGGACTATCCTCGATCTGTAACCACTTATAAATAGACTAGCTATCTGAGATTTAGGCTCATTAATCTCATTTAATTTAATTCTTTAACTTCTACAATTAATTGAAATTCATTAATCTCTTTAACTAATTTATTCAATTTTTTAATTTTCTTTTTCAATAATTTAGCATTAGATAATCTAATATTTACTATTAATTTTGCCATAATTTAATATCTATGAATGATGAATAATAATCAACTGGATTAAATAATTTTGTTGAAATTAATTTTTCAAATTGTTTTGCGGTAATGTCACCTGGATCTAAACCCTTTTCTAATATTGGTAAAATAAATACATTATCAAACTCATTAATTAATACCATAGATATTTTCTTCATTTGCATTAAAGAATCATTATCATACATTAATATAACAGTCTTTATATTATTATTTGATTTAATTAATTCAATCTGTCTATCGCTAAAACTGTGACCAAATGTAAATACTGAAATTATACCATCATCTTCAATTAAAATATTATCAATATTTAATTTATCAAATAAACCTTCTACGACTATCACAGTGTGTACGCTATCAGTTATGTCATCTAACCCACCTAGTATTTCTTGGAATTCAACACCTTTAGTATTCCAGTATCTTGGTTTCATTTTACATTTACCAACTTTACTATCTTCTAAATTTTTCTTATGCCATTCCTTATCAAATGGTGTCCTTGCTAATAATGCAACTAACCTCTTGTTTTGAAATATTTGAAAAATTAAATAATCTTTTAACTCTGGATATAAAATACTTTTTACCGTACCTACCAAGAAGTCTTCTAATTGTTTTGGTGTAATGCCCCTACTTTGTAAATATTCGCTCTTGGTTACTCTATTATACTTCCTCGGTAGCTTTATTTCGGGTAATTCTACAAAAACTTTAGTTGTATTATTGTAATTATCGTTTTCTAGCAATTTAATAAAAGATATAGATTCACCATAATTCTGTTTATGCTCAAACTCTATTAAATTAGATTTACCAACTTGCTTTAAGAATTTAAATATACTTGACTTATAGTTACATACCCAACAATTCACAAGCCCACCTTTTCCTATGAATTTTATACCAAACTTTTCTTCTTTCTTGCCACAACTTGGACATTCTAAAGTCTTTGAAGTATAGAATCCGTTATTACCAAGTTTAGCTAATTTAAATGAATTAATTACATCAAATTTATCTATCTCCATTTGCTAATAATTTATGTATTGCAAACAGTTGTGAAACAAATAACCAAAATCCCAGTACACCCTTATATGAAGAAAATACATATTCGAACGTTATGCCTAAGAGCCACAATATCACAAAACCCCATAATATTATCAATGAACCTAGTAATAGATTACTATCTATAGCAAGTAGATCATTCTTCACTTTCTTCAACTTCTCCTTTATTTTTTTCATCTTTTTTTTCTTCATAAGTTTTACATTGACTTAAATTAATAGCTTTACCATGGTCATAATCAGTAGGCAAAGAAAATACCATACCTTCTCCTTCATAATCTCTAAGCTTATCAATAAAGAACCTTATCTCATTAAGTTTCTTTTCTTTAATAGTCCTATTCCCACTAAATACAAAACTGAAAGGGTTTGCAACATTTTTATCACCCATAGATCTAGATCTATCTATTACAAAATCTTCATTGTTCCAATCTTCCATTTTTATATCTCCAGTTTGAGTTGCAGATATAACTCTAGTCTTATGCCTTAGCCCAATATTCTTCATAGCTTTAGCACTATTCTGTATCCTCATCTTTGTAGACTGTATATCTGGACCATATTTAAATCCATCACCTGGATACATTAAGTCTAAACTATCTACTATAACTAAATGAGGTGGATGTTTAAACTTTTCTGTGAATTCAGTAATTTTAGAATCTACAGCTTTCATATCTGGTGTACCAAACTCTTCAAAAGAAACTATTTCTATAATGAATTTGTTCATCCTTTCTCTAAGGTAATCCATCTTTGAATTAACGAATTTAAGATATTCCAGCTTATCATCAATAACAATTTTCCCTTGTTTGCTGCACCATATAGTCTTAGGTTTCATATCACCAAAATAACCCTTTGTTAGATCGTAATACCTTAACCCTGTCCATAATTGGTTATACTTTAATTGTGCTTCTTCTTTTGAACCTTCTAGCTGGAAATGTAATACTGAGAAACCTAGCCTTGATGCCATGTACCCAATGAATTTAAGTAGCGTGGATTTACCAACTCCAGATCTTAATATAAATAATGCTGTTGAAGATAATTCCATACCACCTTTACTAATTATATCTAATGGTGGGATACCAAATGGCACTTTTAAATTATCATCATCGCTATCATCAATATTATTTATTAAATCTATGAAATCTATAAATGGGTTTGTGGAAGGGTAGTTATCTCCAACAATATTAAAATCAATAGCATCTACTAGATTATCTTTTAGTTTTAATATTGAATTGTCATGATCCCCATTATTATAATCTTCTTGGAAATCAAATAGGGATTGCTCCACCCTAACCTTGAGTAGGTATTTTTGTAATTCTAATAATAAATCATTTGGGTTAGTACGATTAGCTTCGTATATCTTATTGAATGATAAAGATTTACCACCAACTGAAAGAGCCATTTGTTCTACAACTCCTATTGATGGTAATTCGTCAGGCTTTTCCCTATAAAGTTTCTTAATTACATTTAATACTTTTTTATGTATTAAAGAATCTTTACTAATATCCCTATCTTTTAAATGTAAAGATACATTCTTAAAAATTTCTTCATTTATCGTACAACCCTTAAATAATTCATCTAAAAAAGTTGTTTGTAGCATTTAGAATTGGAATTTATTAATTTTATCTATTATTGATTTTTCTTCTACCTTGTCTGAAATTTTGTTTTCAGATTCACCTCTTAAATCTTTAAATATTTTAATAAACAATTCTGCATTAGCAATTGTATCTGGCAATGCCCTGTGAGCATCTGTTAATTCTATATCGTATTGGTCACACATTGTCCCTAGATTATAGTAAGGTGCTTCTGGGAATACTTTATGGCATAAATCTAGAGTATCAATATCTAACTTATTAACCCATTTATATAAATCTTCTTTACAAAAATCAAACCAATTAATCATAAATGGATTATCAAATGATCTAATATTATGACCGACCAATGTAGGTTTCTTATTTGAAGTCCTATATGAATTAATAAAATCTAAAGTTCTATCTAATGCAACCTTTGGGGTTATACCTTCTTTAGTTAACATATCTAATGTTATCCCAGATACTTCAGATGCTTTGCTACTATACATTAATCCATCTTTATAGTTTGGTTTTATTAAGAAACTATCTGTACCAACTATTTCTAATTCTGGGCTGACCATCACTAATGCAACTTCTGTTAATGCTACACCATAAAAAGCAGGATTTGCTTTAGATGGTAGACCTCCAGTTTCTGTATCAAAAACTAAAAAGTCTTGATATTTTGATTTACCCATTGTTCGGTTCGCTTTTTAGTGGCATACCAAACCCGACGGTTGAAAGTATAGCGTCTGTTTTTACTAAATTTTTATCATCTGATAATATAGTATTAACCCTATCCCCATCATTATTTAATTTTGAATTTATAACGAAAGTTACATCCCCAGTAAGTATCAAGAAATGAAATGAATCTGTTCTTAATTTATCAAACGTTGGTGTTGGGAAAATTGATTCACATAACTCATCAACTTCTTTTGAATTTATCTTATTGTAGACTGCTTTAGGCAAATCCCATATTCTATAGTATCTCATAATTTATAGTTTGTTGTATTGTGTACAGGATAAAAGCTTTAAACTTTCATCATTACAAAAAATCGTTTCAGATATTTACTATTACAGTCCACCAAAATCTAAATTTCGATGACATTCAATACAAAGTATCTTAATATTGCTTTTCTTTAATCTTAATTCTGGGTACTTCCCTTTAGGTTTAATGTGTGAAAAGAAATGAACTTTTGGCTCATTGCCTAATGGATCTCCACAATTTGTGCAAATGTGTGGTCGTGAATCCCAAATTTCTATAAACATATCCCTCTCGCCTGTCGGTTTCTTTCTGTAAACTTTTGGCTTTTTTTTAACCCTAGATTTAGCTTTGTGAATTAAGCGACTTTGGTTACATTTTAGACATAATTTATGGAAAGAATTCCCTTGTGATGTTTGACAATCGCATACTTTACAATTAAAGTATTTTGATTTTTTCACGGGAGTATTATATGATTTGGGATTACCACTACCTAGCCTCACCTTATTACAAGTTAGACATAATTTGTGGAAGGATGAACCATTTGTTGAATCATTTCCACAGGAACTGCAAATGAATTCTTTTAACTGCATTTAGAATATGCAATAAGAATAGCATCAACAATACCATCATGTGCTACTTTACATCTTGGTGTCCTCAATAACATTTTGTAGTCAAGATTAGGGTAGATAATTTGTAAGGCTTTTAAAGACCTTGCTTTATTATCTTTCTTTCCCTTTGAATCTTTAATTATTGGAACTTTTCTCCATGGTCTTAATTGCCAATCTTTAGGCTTAATTTTAACTAAACCGTAACCATAAGCTAAAATTAAAGATTCAACCATACCAACATTTCTTCCGAAATTAAATGTAGTTTTCGCACTTGAACCAAATATTGCATGAACATCTTCAATAATTATTTCATCGATTGTATTTTCAGATAAGAATTCTGAAACCTTTAAGCAATCAACAATACCATTATTATTTTTATCCTTTATATTTGGGGTCGCCATTGTCTTAATCACAATACCATCTTCAAGTATTGCAAATCCTCCGTCTTTTCCTGGGTCAATCCCTAGTATTACCATTTGTTACAATTTTAGATTCTCCATTATGTTTTCTAATTAGTAATACATCATCACTAATGCTTCTATCCATAACGTGTGTGATTAATAATATTGGTATCCCTATACCCTTTAAGGCATCTGCTAGATTAGATAAACCTAATGCATCAATACCTTCTGTTATTTCATCAGTCAATAAAAATTGCAACCCTCCGTATTTGTGGGTACTATTGATAAGATATTGGCTAGTTAAGATATTTGCATACTCTAACCTTCCACGCTCACCACCGCTAAACGAACCGAATGGGTACATATCGCCATTCCTAATTATCAATGGGGTAATTTTATCAGATAAATCTCCATTAGACTTAACCTTAAACCCTTCCCACTTTACCATTAAATCTGTCTTTAAAGATTCTAGGAACTTGTTTGTGTAGGCACTGATGATATTCAATACATCTACTGATAATTCACTCCTAAATAATTTAAAATTATATATCCATTGTGATGCCTTAAACAAAAACTCATTTAATTTTTCTAAGTCTGAATCTTGATTTTTTATTAAATCTTCATTTAAAGATATTGATTTTTCTTTTCTTTTAATGCTTTCTAAATCAATTGACCCAATATTCAAGTTTTTAATGTTGTCATTAATATCTGATAGCCTTGATTCGCAAATCTTAATAGAATCTTCTGAATTAAGTATATTCCTATTAATTCTATCTAACTTATTATTGGCAATGTCAAATTTTTTATCACTTAAATTCTTTAACCTCTTTAAGTAATTTAATTCTTTTTCTGCTTCAGTAACTTTTTTAGTTATAGAAGACTTAACAGTAGAATTAAGACCATGTATTTCATTGTTTAATTTAAGTATTTTATCTTGCTTATCCTTTATCAATTTCTCAACTGAAGATTTTAAAGTTAGTATTTGATTTTCTAAAAATTCTTTTTCTTCTGAAATATCAATTTTGGGGTCTGCAGGGTTAAATTCATGCTCACATTTAGGGCATTCTATTATACCCCTTAAATTATTATTACATTTATCTTCTTCAGATTTAACGTATATGAGATTAGAATTATCTTCAATTAATCCTAAATTTTCTTTTTTAATGTTTGCCTTAATTTTGTCAATTGAATTATCAACAGTGGAAAGTTCTTCATTTACGTCTGGGATAATAGTTAAATCTATCTTAGACTTATATGAATCTATTTCTTCGTTAATTTGCTTTAATTCTACATTAATGCTTGGTATAGAATGTTTTAATTGGGCAATGGTTTTAGTATGTTCTGAAATACTGTCTTCAGTACTGCTTACAGAACGTGTATAATGTAATAATTTATCATTATACTCCTTTTGGAAATCTTTATTCTTTTCTTCTAATATTAATTCCTCAAGTTGTGATATTTTCCCGGTATAGGAATAAATTAACTTTTCTTTTTCTGATATTAAATCCCTTATACTATCACACTCTTCTTTTACAACTTCATCACTACCATCTATTATTGATAAGTTACTAAACCTACCAATCATAGATAATTTGCTTGTGTTGCTATTGCTATAAAATGAATTGTATTTTTCCTTATTTATCAAGAAAAAGTTTTGTAAGTCTTCTTTATTGATCCCTATCCATTTTATTATCTGCGAATTGCCATCTGCTATGGTTGCGAAATCAACAGGCTCAGAATTAATACTTAAATCTAGTTTTGAAATCTTTCCAATTGTTCTTTCTATTAGAAGTTCTTCTTTACGCATAGGGCAATACATTATCATATATAGATATGAATTTTTATGCCCCCATCTAACTAACTGTTTCAGTGAAACATTTTTCCTAGATGTTGTATTAAACCATATTGCTTCTATCATGGAATGTATGGCACTTTTCCCAGTGCCATTTGTTTCCTGTCCATCATCATCAAGATTTTCTCCTTGAATCCTCTTTACTCCACTTATCTTTAGCTTTAATTCTTTAAAAGATAAAAAGTTTTCACAACCTATTTCCTTTATTACCATAATCCTAAATCATTTATACTGACATAGAATATACTGGCATATCTTTCTTCACTATTTAAGTGTTGTATTTCAACAGAATCAGTTCCCCATATTTTGCATTTATATAATTTATGCGGGATACTAGAAACATCTAATTCTTCCCTATCACTTAATGGAAAAATGTTTGGGTAATCTGGACATTCGTCAATTATGTATTGTTCCACCTTTACAACTTCATCCCAACTATCTACATTTAATGCATCTTTTAGTATGGACCAAGTGTAATCATTTACATGGTAGTCAAAACATGGTATAAGATCTATTGTTGTGTTCTTTAAGAATGGTATATTTTTTTTCATTTATAGTTTATAGTTTATAGTTTGTGCGTTTAATGCAATAGTAGTGGTATTTATAAGCATCCCTAAGCAATTTTAAAATTAATATAGTATAATGTACTAAAAACCTATAAAGATTATTTAAAAATGCGTTAAACACTTAAAATAAAATCTATAGGTTCAATTAGACTACATAAACTCTCTAATCTTGTTCTCTATTTCTTCTCGCAACTCTATATTGTCTATAAGTGTTTCCCTAGCTTTTTCCTTACCTTGACCAATTGCTGTTCCATCATAATAATACCAAGCACCTTTCTTTTCTATCACATCCCAGTCTGCACCAATATCTAATATCTCACTAATTTTATCAATACCTTCTCCAAATCTTATTTCGAACTCTGCTTTCTTATGTGGAGGAGCAATCTTATTCTTTTCAACCTTTACAGTTGCGTGATTAGTTATTAGTATTCCATCTTTCCCTTTTACACCTTGTTTCCTACCAACCCTTAATCTTTGGCTTGCATAGAATTTAAGTGCATTCCCACCTGTCGTAGTTTCAGGATTACCAAACATAACCCCAATCTTATCCCTTGTTTGGTTTAAGAATATTAAAGTACAGTCTGCTTTCTTTATTTTGCCAACTAATTTTCTAAAACCTTGCGACATTAGTCTTGCATGGAGACCCATTTTAGATTCCCCAAACTCACCTTCCATTTCTGCTCTAGGTGTCATACAAGCAACTGAATCTACTATTATCATTCCAACCTCAGGGAGTTGCACATATTGTTCAATTATTGTAAATGCATCCTCTCCACATTCTGGTTGTGAAAATACCCATTTATCTTTAGAATAATCTAATCCTAATGCAGCCCCATACTCTGGATCAAATGCATTTTCTAAATCTAAAAATACTACTGCTTTACCAATGTCTTGAACTTCTGCCCCTGCATGGATTGCTAATGTAGTTTTACCAGATGATTCTGGACCATATATTTCTATTATCCTGCCTTGTGGATATCCTCCACCTAATGCAATATCTAATGCGATACCACCACTACTTGTACAAGTGACATCATGCAAGGTTGTGTCTTCAAAACTTTGCATTGTTCCACTCCCTAGCAAGGCATTTATTGAATCCGTTACGCCTTGTAATCCTGAACTTTTTGTATTTTTCGCCATATTAAATTATATCTATTCCCCATATTTTCTTTGCTATGAAAAATGGCTTTGTTTGTTTGGTAATTTTCTTAATGGTTCCAGATAAATCAATTGCATCTATATCTCCAACTGTTTCTCTAATTTCGTAAACAGATATTGGTTGTGATTCTGTTCCAGCCGATAGAGATGCTACCCTCTTTAAAGCTTCAAGGTATCTATCTTTGTTATTTACCCTATTCGCAATATGTGATCCACCTCCAAGGTATTGTACATACAATGAATATTTACCACTTGTCTTTGATGTATATTCTGTATGATCCCTACCATTTATACCACTAACATCTTTTATATTAACCCTTGACATTTCTACCTATTATTTTAATTATTAATTCGTTACCATAATCTAGATCTAACTTGCCTTTAATGCAATATTTTTTAAATCTTTCCATTACATCAGATTTAGTCCATTCTACAATCTCTTGTACGTTTGGTGAATCTGACAATTCTGGCACTAGACTCTTAATATTTTTTCTAATATCAATGCCCATATTAGTAAACCGTGAAGTTTCTAATGATCTAACTAAATTTTCTTCCCCAGTAACAACAAATCTGACATTATCATTAGGGTTTGATTTAGAATATTTTTCTGCTTCTAAGAATAAATCATTGAATTTTACTTCATCAAGATCAAGTTTAACCTTTATGTATTTTGTAAAATTTGGTGAAACTAATTCAATTTCCCCATCTTCAAACATAATAGTAAACCCTTTCTTATCGTCTTCACCAAAATTGTTTTGTCTCAAAGATGGTATATGTAATATATTAGAACTTACATTATGAGTGTTATGGTAATGACCTAAGAAAACCATTTCAAAAGATTTAAATTCTGAAACTGAACACCCCTTTTCAATTTTTGTGCCATCGTTATTTATTGAACCTTGTACGGCAAAGTGGGACATTAGTATCTGTTTCTTTGATATATCAGTAGGAGATAAACATTTATCAAAATTATCCTTAAATTTTTCTGAAGAATTGGTAAAGTACGGCATTAAATGAATCTCATATTCACCCCTTATTAAGGATAAATGGTTTTCTACTAATCTAATATTAGGGTGATAAGAATAGAATCTTAAAAAGCTTCTGTCAGATTTGTAATCTGTCTTGTCATGGTTCCCAGGTATTACATACATAATTATACCATACTCTTTCGCAAGATTTAATATATCCCAAAATGAATCTAATATTTCCATCCTCTGGCTTATTCTACTTACGAATACATCCCCAAGCATAAAAACTTCTTTTAGACCTAAACTAATAGCTAATTTAAATTTTTCTTCTATTAGCCCATAAATTTCCTTAGAATTTTCATTAGTAAAATGCCAATCTGTTGATGCTAAAAAAATTGGTTTTTCCATATAGTTTATGATTAAAATGGGGCTTTCGCCCCATTTATGTTATTTTTTACGATTTCTTAAGTTTGCAATCTGTGAAGCTAAATCCCCTACTGGAACTTTGTTTTCCTCTTCTTCCTCTTCTTCTACTTCTTCTACTTCTGGTAAAAGCGCAGCATTAAATTCATCTTGATCAACCAACGGTAAATCTTCATTATCTTTAGACAATTCGTACCATTTATCTAATTCAGATCCTTCCCTTGGTATTTGATTATCGAACCCTTCACCGTATGAATCATTTACAAAATTTAAAACAAATAAAAGTTTATCAACTTTTGGTGCAACCTTAATGATTTTTTTCTTTAATGGCTTTGCAACTTTTTTTTCTTGAACTTTTGCAGGAGTATTATTTTCTTCTGAATCTTCTTCCTCTTCTTCTTCTTTTTTCTCTGCTTCAGATTCTCTCCTAACTTTATCTGCTTCTAAAATTTCTTGAATTTTTTCGCACTTGTCTAAGAATTCATCGTCTTCAAATATGCCAAATTCATTTTTTTCATCAAACATTTTTAATCCGTCTAAAGACATTTCAAAATCTGATAATTTGTAAGAATCTACATATTTATCGTATAAGGATCTTTCTTTTGATAATTCAGATAACTGCCCATCAGTTAATGCTGTCCTAGCAAAGAAATCATCATAAGTTTCTGACTTTGCCCTAGATGGAGCACCCATACTGATAACATATTTCCATTTGTCATCCTTACCCTTATCTTTCATAATTATTAATGGGTATCCCTCATCAACATTACTAAATGGGTCAATTTCAATAATATCCCCTTCTATTTCTAATTCAGCAGATAATTTGTCCATATCTCTAACCCAAGCAGAATATAATTGAACCATCCCTAAATTGCCATCACGCCAAGCGTAACATAAAAAACTACTTGAAGCTTGAATACCCCATACCCATTTTTTATCATTACCCCTATAACCTTTAATAGGTGCAAGATATTTTTCTCTCTTCTTTTTATCTTTAATGGTTTTGTATGCATTGTCCTTTACCATTCTAACATACAATTCCATTATGTCTGCGTCCTCACCTAATGGCTTTAAAGCTTCTGAGTGTACTATTGCCGAAATTATCTTTTTAGTTTTAATTTCAGTCTTATCTGTTTTTTCACCATTTTCCCATACGGCTGCATTGCAATCAATGTTTGCAGTTCTGTATAGTTCATAAGAACTATGTTCTGGGTTATGTGGAGGAGCTAGTCTTAGTTCATTTCTACCCTCTTCAATGTAGTGCCAAGTTTTCTTACCATTTTGTGATACAGGTTCAGATTTTTGAACTTCTTTTTGTGCCTTTCTTGAGCCACCTTTAAATTTGCTTCTGTCGAATGCCATTTTTTAATTAAGATTTATTTAGTTATTATATTTGAGGGTCTTACCCTTTTCTTTCTGTTATTGGTATTCTTTTGTTAAAACTGATGTACATATCATTGATTTTACCTTCTATGATACTTTCTGAAAATTCGTCTGGAGATGTACCTTTAATTAGGTTATCTAATTTCTTACTCTTTTCTGATAAAGACCAATATAGTACAGAAACAGTTTCATAATCTGTTTCAGCGTCTATTAATTGTTGTGCTCTTGTTTGGCAAACTTTATCCAAAACCATTGCTTCCTCTAGGGATTTTTCACTTAACTTAAATCTTTCTTCATTTATCCTAAAGAAGCCAGAATTAATTGTAGCTTCGCGTCTTAACCCTTTCTTGAATTTACTTTCTTCTATTGAAAGTAATAATTTAGATTTTTTAGATATTGATTCTGCCTCAGCTTTTAGTAGTCCTACCCTATTTAATAATGCAGGAATCGTAATTACCTCTCCAGGTATATTTTCATAATGTATAGATAATAAATCGTCTACATCTATTTCTTCATTAAAATCTTTTGTATTGAGTACAATTTTTTTGCCCCCAATATTCATTTCTATTCTACCCATAAATTTAGTTTATAGCCCTACTATATGTATATATAAATGTCCTTAAGGCATTTTTAATTTATACACATACAATAGGGTTAAAAGTTAACAAAATTATCTTAAAAGCTTAAAAACTTATTTCACATTTTCCTCCCGCACAAGCCGTTGCAACTTGGTCTGAAGATTCTTTAAACTCTTTCGAGAAATCCACATTATCCCAATTAATGGTTCTTAAACCCTTATTAAGTTTATTCCATCTATGATTTAGTTCAACATCTTTTAGACAGTTAATTGCATTATCTAAATTCCCATTAAAATGGTTCATAGAGAATTTTTCTAATCTACGTATCCAATCTTGCTTATTTACTTTTGCAATCTTCTGCTCTTTATTGTCACCATGTATAATGGCAACTTCACCATCTATTTCAACGAATCTATCAATGACAATAGATATATCTTTATTATACCTTAAAGAATCACAAGCATCCCATAGGTTTTCAAATACACCTATCTGATCTACTATCAACCCACTTGCATACAATACCGCATCCCCATATTCCTTAACTATATCAATAGTATCTTTAACTTTCTGAAATGGGGCTTGTGGGTAGTCTAAATCACCAGAAGTTGGTAATAAACTTACACCGCTAAGAATACCTCTATTTTCCCAAATAAAGTCAGCAACTTCATCCCATGAATCTGGCGGTACTTGTATTGTGTTAGATACATTGTGTGTAGTCCCTCCTACGGTAGCCAATTCAGGTCTATGACCATTTAGCACCCACCACTCTTGAGCTTTTTTAACATACTCTAATTGTTTAACGCCTAATAAATCATTTTTAAGAATTGTCTTATCATCTGCTTTAAGTGGGAAGCTAATCACACTATCAGTATTAGACCAAACACTATCTTGTACTGCAAATGGATTAACTGAAGCAAATACCTTTCCACTTATCTCATCCTTATTAACTTGTATGTTCCTAATATATTTTTCAGAATGGTCACCATGGATACCTGAACTTGTCCCAAGTAGTACAGATGCATTACCGCTCGGCTTTGTTGTAGTTATCCTTGCTGCTAAATTTATACCAATAAGATTTGCAACTTCTTCATTAACTTCTAACGAATACTTGGCTGCTTCAGAAATTATTTCTTCATTGAATAGTATATCAGGGTTTGTCATCCAACCTGTAATACTGACTCCTAATAAAGCTTCTTTTCTTACTATCTTACCTGTAACTTCACCTAAATAATTAAATTGATCATACCCTGCTTGTAATGTACCTAAGATAGTAGCTGCTCTTACAGCTTTCATTAAGTTTTCTTTACTATTGCAATAAGTGCCATTAATTTCAGTTAAGTTGCAATATTGGAACCCTGTCTGACCTGTTTCCATAATTATAGGTGTCTTACCTATTTCAAAACATGGGTTGAAAGTAGTGTAAATAGAATTAGTAAATCCAAATCCTGGCTCACCAAATTCTTTAACATACTTCATAACACTATCAAATTGTTCTCTCGTCACAGTATCTCTATGCAACATTACAGTATTGTTTGATAATCTTCTTTGCTTATTATTGATATACCAATCGCCAGTCTTTGCAGATAACATATGTTTGTCGTCATGGCTAAATAGCATTATGGTTGCAGATCTTCTTACTCCACCAGATAAAACAGCATCAGCTTCCCACATTATTATATCATAAATTTCTATTGATAATAATCTACGTGGACCATCACAAGTAGCATTTTCCAATATATCTCTTATCTTTTCTAAGCTTAACCTTAATCCATCAGGTCCTGGTGCTAAGAATTGGTTTGCAATAATTGCACCTTTTGGTCTTATCTTACTATAATCAAACTCTTGCCTCTCGTTAGTATGTGTTACATAAGATCTTATTAAATATCTTACAGATTCAGCCCAACCTTCAATTGAGTCTTCAATGACATAAGTGATACATCTATCATTTTTATTTCTTTTGAATTTTGGCAAACTTGAAATATGCTCATATTGCAAACTTAACCCAACCCCAGATCCTTCTAATAATGCGAATATTGTTTGGTGGAAAACTTCAATCCTGTCCATGTAAGAGCTTGCACAATTGTATAATTTTCCATTATGTCTCAAGATTCCACGATGTTCCCTTGGGTCTGCAAATTGTCTAACTCTTTGAGCTGATAATACAGCCTTATCAGTTTCCATATCTTTACAGAAATCTAAAAGTTCTAAAAGAATAGCCCCATATTTACCGGATATTATGTCCTTATATTTAACCTTATGCATTGCATAAATCCTTTCTAAACTTTCACTCCAATTTTCCTTAGTGCCATCTTCTTTTTTTTGACTATATTTAGATATAAAATTATAGTCACTCATTAAATCTTTACTATTCATTAATTTAGATTATTGTTATAAAATTCATTTCCGTTTAACGATTTATTTTTAAATTTAAATATTTGCAATAGCATATCATCAAATATGTCAATACCAGTTGTTTGGCAAACTAAAGATGAGTATCTGTTCTGTGTCCCACCAACTAACTGTAATGCTGAATGATATACATTAGTTAATACACAATCAAAGAAATCAAAATTAACACCATTTAAACCCTTGTAGTGGAACGTTTCATGTTCTGATTTGAAATAAGATGTAGCGATATTAATTATTTGATCTTCTACTTTTTTGTAATAGTGGAAGTTTTCTGCAAAATGATAATAATGCCCAATTGGGATACCTACTAACATAGATACCATTTCTTGCATAAGTGTGAAGTTGAAAACATTAACTGCTGAAAATCCCCATAATAAATCATTACTTCTCATAGAAACAATACAATCCAGTTTACCGTTTTTCTTTTCAAACTTTATTGTTCTAGTACAGGGTGTATCCTTTGTTGTTTTTAATGAGCCATCAGGGTTAAAATTATCTTTATTAGGGTCATGTATTGTAATAGATGCTTGTCTTGAATTAGGGTCTTTAATCAAACTTTCTACAACATATCTTAATTGGTCAACACCTAATCTTTCATCAGGGGATTTTATCTTATAGTCATCATTTGAATTATTAAATGATCTAATCCTAGGTCCATATCCAGCTCTCATAAACTCACCATCGTCACTAAAATTATACAAATTTTTAGTTATTGCTCCAGGTAAATGCATTGAGTTTACACCATTTAATAACCATATTGATTCTGCTATTGGCAATGTTTGGCTCCAAGCCCTTGCAGGGTTTTTAATTATCCTAGAAGTTGGGTCGCAAATTTTTATCAATACAGGTTCTCTCATTTCTATACATTGAAAACCTCTTGTTCCTCTAGGTACTCCATTTTTTAGTAACTGCTTAGACATACCTATTAAGGCATCATCTAATGTTATGAATTCGTACTCCATAATCTATTAATAAATTTTTTTGGTAGCACCGCTTCTAATTTACGCATCCCACTTTGTTTATATTTTTGTTTTATTGATTTACCAGATACACCTGGAGTTTGGACACCAAGACCTCTCATATACTTATCAGCTTCGCAGAAACAATTTTGTATATCAGTAAGTTGAAGTGGCATACCCCTGAATTTTGGTGGGTCACCTAGTCCAAAATTTTTAAACATTTCATCTATGTTTTCCCAAGTCCATTTTATTAGCTTTGCATAATCTTTCTTAGTGTGATTAGAAAAGCATCTATCTACACCACGCATTGATCCTGGACCTTCAAATGTTTCATTATTCATTTCCTGATTCCACCAATGGCTGTAATTTAAATCTTGTGCAAATTGGTAAGACATAAAGTTACCAACCCCATCAATTTCCTGTAAGCTATCTATTAATGTTCTAAGATTCTTTACATCGTGTAATTTAACAAATTCGTCTAAGCTTTTAACATTAAATAATTGATTTTCAAAAACTGTTAGATATGCATTATGTTTACCAGTACCCTTTAGATGCCCCCATCTATCAGTCCTTACAAAATTAGCTGCTTGAAGGTATGCAGAGCTATAAACTTTATGACCCTTACAATAAGAATCCAGTTCCCTTTTTATTTCAGAAATTATTGTATCTGTAAATGTAATATCACCTAAAACATTTTCAAGATGTTCCCAAGTTGGCTGATAGTTTATATGCTTAAATAATAATATCCTAAAGGTTGTATCTATTAAACTCCTATCATCATTGCCTATTACGTGCCTAATTAAGAATTGGCTTTCCCAATCTAATACCCTAAATACATTTGTGAATTTATGAACTTTAATTATTTCATTATCAGTCCATGGATATTTTTCTCCAGCAGATTTCTTAACAAATACATTTTGCCTTTCTTTTATCCATTCACAAAAATAGAATAGATTTTCTTCGTTTATTTTAAAATTCACCATTTCTAACTGTATTAAATAATGTTTGATTCATATTAAATTTTTTATTTGATTCAGAAATACGTTTGCTATCACCTTTGTTTATTGCATCTACAATTTCATATTTCTCAGATAATATATCCCACATTAATTTATCAATGCCACCCTTGGCGAATGCATAATATACGTTTACAACTTTTTTTTGACCTGATCTCCTTAACCTTGCTATTGCTTGGTCTATTAACGATGGTACATCTGGTAAATCTATAAACAGTACATAGGAGCAAACTTCTTGCAAACCATCAACGCCAGTCCCTAGAGACTGTATATTTCCAAATAAAAGCTGTTCGTCAGATTTTTGAAAATCCTCTATATATTTTAGTTTATTTTTTGAACTTACACTACCGTCTATTAATACGGATTTAAATTCACTAGATAGATATTGTAAAGAATTGCTATTGCATCCAAATATTAATAGTTTATCATCACTAGATTCTTTAAAATCTTTTATCCATGCTTTAATGCCATTTTGTTTCCCGATTGAATTATATTGCTTTAATTTAATAGAAGTGACTAGTGGGATGGCAAGTTCTGCTCTAAGTGAAGCTTCTAACCCTTCAGTCTTTTCAACAAAAGATACAACATCATTTGCTATTGATAATAATTTACCCCTATTGGTAAAAGGAACTTCAATTATTTGATCAACTCTTTCTGGTATGTTATCTAATACGTCAGATAATTCTCTCCTAATATAACAAGTTTTCCTAAGTTCAGAATTTAATTCTAAAATATTACTTGCACCAGTTATATCTAATCCGTAATTGCCATAATGTGCATCACAATATTTAAATATAAATTTTTTCCATCCACCGAATTCACTATCTAATAGATTTAGAACTTTCAATGGGTGTATTATCTCATCAACCCTATTCATTATCGCAGTACCAGTTAATAAGAATTTATACTCTATATTTTTGGCTAATGTTCTGACGACCTTACTTCTTTGTGATTTTGAGTTCTTTATGAATTGGCTTTCGTCTAATACCATAGAAGCCCATTTCTTCTTCTTTAATATTGCAGAATTCTTATTTAATAAATCATAATTAATTATAACAATGTCCGCATCAAAGTCTTTATGCTTGCCATCTATTACAGATATGTTTGCACCATCTACCCATTTATTCCATTCTTTTTGCCAGTTATATTTTAAAGAAGCTGGAGTAATTATTAAAGCGGGTTTAAGATTTGCCATTTCAATAGACATTATAGATTGACCTGTCTTACCTAAACCCATAGCATCACCATTTATACATGATTTAAAATTTAACATTGATGCAACCCCATATAATTGATAATCTCTTGGTGTCAATTTGAATCCATAATCTTTAGCATAATCTTTAACCGCTTGCAATTGGCTTTCAGTTATTACAGATATCTTTTTAAGTTCTTCCCAAGGAAATTCTTTAGATTCATCAGCCTGTATAAAGCCATACATTTTGAATAAATAATCTAATCTATCAATATTAAATTGTGTCTTCCTGCAAGACCAAGTCTTTTCCATCTTATTGTAACTTGTTTCATTAAGTAGAGCCTTAATGTCTTGAATTACATTTTTATCATACCTAAACTTAAATATGATATTATTCTTAGTAAAAATATAAGTGTTCATGATCCACTATATTTTTTTTCCATTTCACTTAATTTTAACTGTGCCTCTATAGCTTGGTTCCTAAGGGTTATTATAGCAATCTTATTCCAAATACTATTGGGGACTGTATCGTCCAGTAATATATCAATCTTTTCTATAATATCTTCATTTGGTTTAAATCCTGAATCTATGAATGTTTGTCTAATTTGTTGTTTAAAATCTACTATTGCCATTATAAAAATTGTTTATAATCAGCTAATACATCAGCAACATTATTTCCAAATATGTGTGGCTTGGTAAGATCTTTTTGGTGACCTCTAATGTGGTGTATAGTATAAACTGATTTCATTAATCTTAATTTTTCTAAATTGCCCCATACACGTTTCCATATATCTGCATTTGCCCTTGCTATGAACTTTTCTCTATTCCAGTTTGATAGCCACCCCTTATTTATACTATTGACAACAAATTGGCTGTCTGAATAAATATGTATTGGTCTATTTTCACCAGAATTAACTCTTTTTATTAAGAATTCTAATGCCCTGTTCATTGCTTCTTGTTCCATCCTACTTATAGTAGTGTTTTCTGCTCCACCGTGAAAACCTATATGCTCATCCTTGTGGTCAGTTACATACAATGACCAACCACCATAACGCTTAACATTAACAAGATGTGTGATAGCAGAACCATCTGTGTATAAGCATAAAGATCCCTCAATATATTCTGGCTTACTTTTTTCTGTTGTCTTCCCCATCTAATTTTAATATTAAGTTATCCCCTTTTAATCTGCTAAATGTTCTGTCACCATACCTTTCTGAAATCATTTTTGGCGTTAAGTTAGTTGTTGAAAATAACAATTTCCTTTTATCTTTCATATCATACCTATATTGTATTATATCAATAAATGGTGTAATTGTCTGACCATAGTGTTTTATTTCTTCAGGCTCTGAACCAAAATCATCTAACGATAAAAATGGCATCCTAAAATCTAAATTATTAGAATACCCTTCAGTCTTAGTTGTGCAAAACTGTAAATTTGAGGATTTTATATTTTCCATTTTTATTGAATTATATTTATCCCAAACTTTAACAAAGCTTTTTAATAAGATGGTCTTACCTGTTCCAGTCCTCCCAGATAACATTATACCTTTACTTGATGTATTACTGTGGATACATTTAGAGTATTCCTTAATGGCTCTCTGTATGTATTCACTATCTACAAAACCCTTTCCAACTCTACTCTTAAACTCAGCAAATAATTCTTTTTCAATTTCAATCAAATCCATTGTCTTCTTTGTCAAATTCTTCATTTTGGTATCCCTGTTTGTCTCTATTGTAATACCCCTTTAATATCTTTTCTAAGCTTTCTGGTTTCATGCACCAACCCAAAGATTTTAAATATTTTTGGTATTGATTCTTACCTTTCATAATTGGTGAAGACCATACTAAATCTATTGATTCAAATATCTTATCTATACCATATTCTTTAACATTTTGTGCAATATTCTGCTTTTCTTGTTTGAATAATCTTTTACATTCTACAGAAGCAACTTCATCCCAATACATCCTTACTCTATTGACATTATCTAAATCTTTTGCTGAAATCTTAAATCTATTTTTTTTAATTATTTCTAATTGATTCTTAACTTCATTTGCAATAATTCCTTTGAATTGCTCAATAGTTAGCCCCTCAAATTCTAAATCTTCTATATTCATATTATATCGTTTAAGCAATAGTAATGGCATATATAATTGTCGCTAAGAGTATTTTAAATTTTTTACCTTAAATTATATGCTAAACTTATTAAACACTCTAAAAGCGATCTTACATTAGAATAAAAAGGGGATTAATCCCCTATTTTATTTTAATTTTAGAACTTGAAATGTATTTATCTATAAGCTTCCTTGCAAAACTCCTAAACCCTAATACATCAATTATAACAGCCCCTAAAACCCACTTATACCAAGTCGGTAATTTATCTAAACTTAAATATGATTTCAATGTTAAATCATTTAAATTTCCCCACTCACTTGTCTTAAAGGCAATTATAAATGGGACAACAGTTGCAACAAATATAGGCATTAGGAAAAGATATGTTACTATCTCATCTTTCCAAGTATATTTCTTGTTATGTGCTGTTATTAGGTCAATATTGTTATCAGCATCTGTATTAGACATTATCCTATCAACGGTTGCTTTTGTTTGTGCTTTAGTTATCTCATGTTTCTGTTCAGCTTCTAATAGCTTTTGTTTAGAACGATTATCTAATGCACTTTTACCTATCCCTAGTAAGTTTGCTATTAATCCAAATATATTCATGGTTTATAGGAATTTTCTTTGTGGTAATTTAATATTGCACCAACATAAGATTTTGCGATATTAATTTTCCCTTCTTCAGACCATATTATTTCAAAGTCTGGCTTCAATGTGTCCATAAAGAAATTCTCACCAAGTATCGCAGGCATTCTAGTTTTTCTCAATACATAAAATGAACTTTCTTTATCTACATCGCCATCAACCATGCAAGATCTCATTCTAATGTCTGGAAAATTTTTAGCAATTTCTAGCCAAAGTAATGTAGCTAATCTATCAGATTTTGATGTACCATGGCTTGTGAATACTTCAAATCCAGTACCACCTCCAGAATTAGAATGTACAGATATAAAAACCTTATCATTATCAGTTTTTAAATTGTGTGCTCTATTAACTCTTTCGCTAAGGCTAATATCTTTTTCTTCTGGAACTAATATGTGGAAAGTAATGTTCTTCTCTTCTAGCATATTTGCGATAATAGAAACAATTTCTCTATTTAAGACACCTTCAAATATTTGTCTACCATCTTCCCATTTTGGAGACCTCTTACCTCTTGTTTGATATTTACCTTTTATCATACCACCATGCCCAGCATCTAGTATATATGTGCAGTTTTTCATAATATTATAAAATTTTAATTGTTAACTATTATTAATATCTATGTTTAGTATAATAAGATAATTTAAATAGTATTTAAGACACTATATAAAGTAATTAAATAAAGTATATTTAAAGCAATATAAAGTGTCTTAAAATTTGCTATGTTATAGAAACTGAAACAGTTGTTACAGACCCTAAACTATTTGTCAATACAGCAGTATATCCAGCTGATATATCCCCTGCTTCAATATTACTAATGACTAATTTATTAGTACTTGAACCAGATATATGATTTACACTATCAGAAATATCTACTCCACCTTTCTTCCATTGTATTGAAGCTGAACCATAAGACTGAACAGACAATACGGCTATATCCCCAATATTCTTTTGAATATCTTTTGGTTGTCTAGTGATTACCGGAATTGAAATTTGTGTCGTTGCAAATTTTTCTGGAGTTATGATACCAGTTGTTACTATTTGTGAAAATGTAAATACAACTTTTCCATTCTTAGCTTCTGTTAAATCATTTCTCTGAATGCTTATTGAATCATAAAGTATTACAGCAGAATGTCTAAAATCTCCGAAACCGATTATTGATTGGTCAATTACTTTTTTAGTTCCACAAGCACGAATACCATCAAATGAAGTTGCATATTCATTAACATTGCCACTTATTAAATATCCATTATTTGTAGGTACTCCCTTGCAATAATTCAACAATTTAGTCCCAGCAAAGTAAGAACCGTAATTACTATCTACTTCTACTTGTAACCCAATTAATCCAGGTACATCTAAGTTACCTGAAGTTCTAACACTTTTGTCTAATGCATCTATAATTAAATTGCCAAATATTTCTTCATTTATTGCATGGATTCCAGATTTTATAATGGACATAATTTGACCATCTGTCATACTGCCGATAAGCTCCTTAGAAATCTTAACAGAAACACCAACTCTTCTAGGTGTTCTATCCATAAGATCAAATGAAACATCTGCATCTTCTAAATCTGCGCTAACATCTACGGTAGATGCTTTAAAATCTAAAGATGGAACTGAATGCACTTTCCCAGAAATTACATTAAATACGCTTGCTCCAATTGACATATATTTTGGATACCAATCATCAGCCCACCAATCAAAATCAGTAATTGAATCTTCTTTTGTTTTAGATTCTAATGATGAATTTCTTTGTGGAAGAGTTATGCTTTCTGCCCCACTCCTAATACTTTCTATTATTTTTTTCATACTTTTGGCATTCTGCCCATTTAATTTAAATTATTAATCTAATATGGATATTAAATTTGTTTTTATTTGTGAATCTACTATCCTTTTAATTATACTTTTTTCCATTGGTGTATAACCTTCATCTTCATCTGTACTTACCGAAAAGAAAGCTAAGAAATCATTTTCTTTATCTATTTCTTCCCTATTTAAGAAACCAATTTTTGTATGAGTAACTTCCTCTTCGTAATAAATATGCTTTAATAAACTTTCTGGCATTTTCAATGTTTCAATTTCTTCATATTTATGTGTATATTTAGAAACTTTTTTGAGTAGCCCCTTATAGAAAGAATCTTCAGTAATGTCAACAGATGCATATTTCTTAATAGCATCTACATTATCTTTTTCGTTCTTATAAAGATACCAAACACAAGATACAGAATTTAAATCAAATTTACCGTTAACCCCAATAAAGATTAAAAACCTTGTAGCTTTAGTTAGATTAAATATTTCTTGAACTGCATGAGTAATGCTTGAAGAATTCCTCAATGTCATTATCCTAGGCAAATAGTCTGCCTTTTTCATATTTAATAATGATAGTTCTTTTGATTTATTTAATTGTAATTCTTTAAATGATACTTCGTTTTTTATCTTCCTCATTTCTCTTTTATGTAAGAGGTAGGCTGGGATTAAAAGGGTTAAAGAAGTTAGTATTGAAGGTATTATTATATCTGTCATGTAATTACTATATTTTTTATATTATCAATAATTTAATTTTGATCATATAAAATGTTGCGATAGCTATTCCTGCAAGGAAATCTTTTAATTCAGCGTCCCCCTTTTTAAGGTATTTATCATTATATAATTCTTTCCATAATGCGCTTATTACAGTTATCGCATAAGCATACCAGTCTGAAATATATAACCCTGTTAAAATTTCTATGAAATAAAATAAGTATATCATCACAAAAAATGATAAAGACCATAAATAGTAATGTTTCAATTTATCTATAGTGGGAATTACCCATTCAACTGATTTAGATATAAAATCTAATGAAAAGATCATATAAAAAAAATCTTTAAATTTGTTTACGGTGGAAAGCACCAATTTCAATAATCTGTCTTTTAATTTTTTCATTATATTTCTCCTTCTAATGCTATCCCACTATCTAGCAAGACGTTAACGTATTCTTCTTTGTCGGGGTATCTTTTAAATTTTGCCCATTTTGTTGTCCAAACCAACCCTATACCTACTGACCCATAATCTCTTATAGTATCATTCTCATCTCTAGCAATGTAATGTACGATAGTACTCGGTTTAAAAATGCCATTGTTTTCGTTTTCTGTATCCATTTCCATAATTATTATTTATTTATTTTTATTAACCTATTTTATACCAAGTATCATCAGTCAAATGATACACATAAGTAGCACTAAATCCAGCGGTTGGTGCTGCTGCATAACTTGGATCTACTGAAAAGGTCCCACCTGTTCCAACTATTAAAGTAACTGTATTTGCAAGAGTTGTAAACTGACATATTTGCGATTCTATAGGGTTTATAGGAAACTGTAAAGTCAATGTTAATCCTGGGTTTAAAACTCTAATAATATTAACTGAAAAAGTTGTACTAAGATTTATAGCTTGTGATGTTGTAATAGCTAAAACACTATGTTCAGCTTTTCTTATGTACTCATTTGTCAAGTTAGATACTGATATTTTACTCGTTACACCATTTTGTACGATTGGAATTACTGAGATTGCTTCTGCTTCCGTAATTACTGGTAAATTGGAAATTTTTGAATCTGCCATTTTAAAATGTTTTATTTATAATATTATTTTATCGTTATTTTCTTGAAGTAGAAAAGAATTGTCTTCTTGTAATAAATTTTCATTTACTATTCCTCCACCATCTGTAACTCCTCCCCATTCAGTTACTAAACTAGATCTTGAAGATTCTGCCAATCCACCTAATGTGTATTTACTTGATCCAAAAGGAGTCGTACCTGAGTAAGACATAGCCCCTTGTCCCGCCCATCCAACTAATAATAAATCGTAGTTGGTTGTTGATAAAGTAACACCGCTCATGAAAAGGTTTAAATTAGTAACCTGATTAATGTCCCAAGAACTAATGTCTTGGTCAAAAGATGTTGCATTTTGAAACATTAAAAGCATTCCAGTAACACTACTAACATCCCAGTTATTTAATGGTTGGTTAAAAGATGTTGCGCCTCTAAAAAGACTTGTTGCATAAACAAAACTACTTGTATTCCAATTGTTTAATGGTTGATTAAAAGATATTGCGTTTTCAAAAAACGCAAACATAGTCTGAACATTACTAACATCCCAATTATTGATGTTTCCATTAAAATTAGTGCAATTGTCAAAAGTGCTAGTTAAATCAGTTGCCGTAATATTTGGTGCAGCCGTAGCCGTCCAAGTCAAATTAGTGCAACCAAAAAATGTTTCTCTTTCTGTTATATCTAAATTACCAACATTTGAAACTTCTAATATTTTTAACTTGTCACCTCCATCATTAAATTTAAACCCATTAATTCCAGTTCCAGAAATAGAAATACTCTTTGTCCCTAATCCTCCACTATACGTATGCGTTAAATCTCCTGCTGAACTTGCCGAGTTTAAAGTAGTTGTAGAGCCATCATCATCGCCCCAATCAACTATACAATCTAAATCAGCAGAAATTATTATAGGCAAAGTAGCTTGATCGTCATTTGATGTTCCAACATTATCTGTTTTCCATGTAAAATCAAAATTTTCATTTACTATTCCTCCACCATCAGTAATACCTCCCCATTTAGTTACTAAACTAGATCTTGAAGATTCTGCCAATCCACCTAATGTGTATTTACTTGATCCAAAAGGAACCGTACCACTAAAAGACATTACGCCTTGTGAATCCCACGCTATTAGTAATGCATCGTAATTTGACCTAGATAGTTCTCCTGAGTGAAATAGATTAAAGAGTGTAACTTGATTTACGTCCCAAGAACTAATGTCTTGGTCAAAAGATACTGTAAGATAAAATGTTAACTGCATACTGGTCACACTACTTGTATTCCAATTGCCTAAAGGCTGATTGAAAACAGAAGCTTGCCTAAATACATTATCCATATTTGTTATACTACTTGTATTCCAATTGTTTAATGGTTGATTAAAAGATGATGCTAAGTGAAACATATTAGCAATAGAAGAAACACTACTAACATCCCAATTATTGATCTTTCCATTAAAATTAACGCAACCTCTAAAGGTTTCAGTTAAATCAGTTGTGGAAATAATAGGTGCATCTTTTGCCGTCCACGTCAAATTACTGCAACCTAAAAATGTTCTAGCTTGTGTTATATCTAAATTACCACAATTAATAACTTCTAAAATCTTTAATTTATCTCCACCATTGGTGAATGCAAATCTATTAATTCCTGTACCTGATATTGAAATATTTTTAGTTCCTACTCCATCGCTATAAGTATGCGTTAAATCTCCTACTGAACTTGATGAATTAAGGACAGTTGTGGAACCATCTGGGTCATCCCAATCTACAATACAATCTAAAGATGCTGAAATAGTAAAAGGTAGAGTAGCTTGATCGTTGTTACTTGATCCTGCATTATCTGTTTTCCAAGTAAAATAAAAAGATTCTAGGGGGATCAAATTTATTAAACTCATTGAGTATCGCAACCCAACAATATGACCTAAAATCACTATTTAGGTCTATTTAAGAGACTAGCAGATACTTTTGCCCCTTCCCCTGTCACAGTTAAGTTTTTTATAGGTCCTGTTACAATTGATTGTCCAGCTAAAATAATCATACCAGAAACAGATTGATCAGCATAAGTATCTCCTGCTTCAACTGAACTATCAAAAGAAATTGTACTTTCTGTTTCTGCAGTAACTACAAAATATTCATGAGATGATACAGGCACATTACCTGATAAAAGTACTACGATACCATTAGCCCCTGATGTTGCATTTTGGTAATTTGTTTGACTATCTAATATTGCTTTTTTCATTTTTTGATTTTTATACCTTTCTGGCATTAATTAATATAAAATTATTTAAATATCAAACCCTACATATTATTGCAAGGTTTGATTATTTATTAAACTACTCCTCCGTCTGATATTCCGCCCCATTTAGAAATTAAGCTTGTTCTTGCGGTTTCTACTGCTCCACCTCCTGTGTATTTACTTAATCCAAAACTCACAGATCCACTATAAGACATAGCCCCCTGTGTGTTCCAAGCCAATAATATTGCGTTGTAATTTGTTGTTGATAAAGTTGCATTTACCATAAAGTTACCAAAGGAAATAACTTGATTCATGTCCCAAGAACTAATGTCTTGATTGAAAGAGCCTGCATTATCAAACATAAAAAATACATTCGTAACACTACTTGTGTCCCAGTTATTTAATGGCTGATTAAAACCAGAATATGAAAATAAAGCAGTCATATCTGTAATATTACTAACGTCCCAAGAATTTAGTGGTTGGTTAAAAAGTGAGTTAAACGTAAACATAGTTTTAATACTTGTAACGCTACTGACATTCCAGTTATCTATATTTCCATTGAAATACCTACAATTATAAAAAGTACTTTCTAAACTTGTTGTTGAAATAGTTGGCGCACTTGTCGCTGTCCATGTCATGTTCCTGCAACCATAAAATGTTCCAATTTCCGTTATATCTAAATACGTAACATCGCTAATTTCTAACATTTTTAATTTGTCGCCTGTATTATTGAATTTAAACCCATTAACACCAGTCCCAGAAATAGAAATAATCTTTGTTCCCGCACCATCACTGTAAGTGTGAGTTAGATCTGATGTTGAACTTGATGAATTAAGAACAGTTGTGGAACCATCTGAGTCACCCCAATCTACAGTACAATCTAAAATAGATGATATTATAAAAGGTAGTGTTGCTTGATCGCTGTTACTTGATCCTGCATTGTCGGTTTTCCAAGCAAATACAAACCCTACTATTGAGCTTGAACTTCCACCTGTTCCTCCACCATCTATGATACCGCCCCATTTAGAAATTAAACTAGTCCTAGCTGCTTCTACTGCACCACCACTTGTATAGATACTCCCACCGAAGTGAGCTGTTCCACTAAAAGACATTGCACCTTGCACATCCCAAGCAGGTAGAATAAGGTTATAATTTGATGTAGACAAAATAACACCTCTTAAAAAGTTTGAAATATTAGTAAGCTGATTAATGTCCCAAGAACTAATATCTTGGTTAAAAGAGACTGTGTTATCTAGCATGAAACTTATATTCGTAACACTACTCATATTCCAACTATTTAACGGTTGATTAAAAATAGGGTTCCCATAAAGCATATAACTCATTGTGGAAACATTACCCACATTCCAACTATTTAAAGGTTGATTAAATGATTGTGTGTTGCCAAACGTAAAAGACATACTCGTAACATTTATCGTATTCCAAGAACTAATGTCTTGGTTAAAGTTTGCAGCTGAAAAGAATAAAGCTCTCATATTTATAACACTACTCACGTCCCAAGAACTAATGTCTTGATTAAATAAATCTGCATTATTAAACATCCACGATATATCCGTAACATTACTGACATCCCAGTTACCTATATCCCCATTGAAATCATTGCATTCTCTAAATGTTCTAGATAAATCAGTTGAAGTAATAATTGGTGCTGAAATTGCTATCCATGTCATGTTCTCGCATCCCTCAAATGTTGAAACTTCTGTTATGTCTAACCCAGAAACATTTGAAACTTCTAAAAGTTTCAATTTATCTCCTGTATCTATGAAAGCAAACCCATTAACTCCAGTTCCAGAAATAGAAATACTCTTTGTCCCTGCTCCATCGCTATAAGTATGAGTTAGATCTCCTGCTGAACTTGATGAATTAAGGACAGTTGTGGAACCATCTGGGTCACCCCAATCTACAGTACAATCTAAAGATGCTGAAATGATAAATGGCAATTTAGCTTGATCGCTGTTACTTGACCCTGCATTATCTGTTTTCCAAGTAAATGCAAAAGATTCGTTTGTTACTCCTCCACCCCCACTAGAACTTGTTCCTCCATGTGCGATAACTATTGTTAATATTGAACTAAACCTCTTATATGTCAATGTACTGTATGAATTAGCAGATTGATTTATATCATTATTTGGACCTATTAATACTTGTGAATAAGAAGTACTTAAAGTTAATGATCTCATTCCACTAGAGTCTTGCTTAACTAAAATTATGCCAGATGCTCCGTCTGCAATATTAGATATTAAAATTGTGATATTTGCACCAATAGTAAATAAAGTACATCCTCCGTAAGTCCATTGCATTGAAAAGTTTATTACCTTCGTGTCGTTTATAATTTCAGTATTAATTGATTGACCATCAAAAGAAACTAATTTCCTATCGCCATTTTGGTTCATTACAGTAACAGGTCTTCCGTTATCGTCGTAACCTACCATTCCTCTACCCGACGCACTTAGATGAGAAGACATAGGTTCCAATAATAGTGGTAATCCTAGATCAACTGTATTTGTATTAACTGAACCTATCCCAGCAAAAACACCATTATCGTTATATTGAATACTGCCTAAGAGTCCCCCTGGCGTTGAATTGTCAGAATTTTGATTAGAGCTATTCAATGTCCCAGAAATAAATATATTGTCAATATAAAATGTCTTTGGTGTACTTGTAGAAAATTTAAACATTATCCCATTAAACTCAGAGCTAGAATTATAATCTGCAATTGAATTAAGTGGAACTGAAATCCTCTGTACATTGAATGAATTAATTATGAATATAAATACACTGGTATCTCTACCAACTCTTACTCTACCTGATACAATATTTCCATCTAATAATAAATAAATATCTAAAGATATTGAATTAATATCCCAACTACCATTTAGATTAATATCAAAAATTATATTTGTACTTGGTAATGTTTTTAGCGTTAATAGATCGGTAGATAATGTTATATAGTCGTTTAAGACAGCATTATTAAATTTTATAGTATTTGTACCGCTTATTATATAATTTGCCTGTATTGGCTCTATATTGGTTGTGGATATTATATCCCATTCTGAACCATCAATATAAACATCTTCCCTTATTACTCCATCAGGTTCTAAAGAATTTGCAGCAACATAAACATTAGAAATCTTTAATTGGTAATCTAAATCAATTACAGGGTCAAAGGGGTTTGGAGCTGCCGTACCTTGAACAGCCATTATTGAATCTGGATTTAATCCATTATCTCTAATTATAAATGTATCAACTCTTGGGTTTGTTGTGTCAGATGAAGCTAATGTTATGGTTGAATAAATAAATTCTTCTCTCATAACACCATTAATCTTATATTTGCTCGCCCAAACATAAAAAGTCAATCCACTTATCCAAATAACTCTACCAAAATATAGTCTTGTATCTAAATCAGCAAATGAATCTATCTCATCTAATTCAACATACCTAGAATCACCTTCTGAACCATCATTAATTATTTGCGATGTCCTAGATATTTGTGGTAAATTGGTCGATGAACTAGAACTTGATGAACTAGAACTTGATGAACTAAATGATGAATTACCAGTAGCTGAACTATCTGGATCTACATAAGTATCAGGTTGTATCTCTATTATGTCGCTTTGAGCTATAGAATGGTTTTGTAATATTATTGATGATTGAGATAATCTATAGTTCCTAGTTAAATTACTAATTAACCACTTCTGTGAATCATAATTATAAACATAATCAATCCTTGGTGTAGTGTTTGAAATTACATTGTCAAATACAGTTCCATCTAATACCCTAGAATTTATAGACTTACTTTTCATTATCTCAGAAACGATATCTAATAATAAACTATTTCCAGATGGCATATCAATATTACCAATGTTGCCAATTGAGTCTCTACCTAATACTGTCGCACCATAACTTAATCCTGGATGTGAACTAAATCTAATAGCAAATGTGTCAGCTGTATCCCCAGAATTTTTTGATGTATTTACACCAATTAATTTCTTACTAGATATAGCGGTATTACCAGAATTTATTGAAAATTCTAATGATGATAAAGATATTGATGGTCCATAACTTGTATTTATATCAACAACAACTGGTCCAGCATTTACATCATAATTAACATTTGAGTTAAAATCAATATTAAATTCTGTTAAGTCAGAAACTATAAAATAATCCCTTATATTGAATATCGTATGATTATTATCTAGCTCATTATAATCAGCTTGCTTTATAGTATCTCCATAATCTAAATGATCTAAAGATTTCCAATAAATTTCATTAAATACTGTAACACTTCTGAAATATAAATCGCCATGGAAAAGCTTTCCCCATTGTTTATTAAAAAAACTATCCCACCCCTTAGAATGTTCATCAAACATTTCCGGCTCTATACCAAAGAATAAAAATTCATATTTACCAGAACTCTTAATTGGTATGTTAGCTGAAAACTCTTCATTTGAATAATTCCAACCTGTACCACTTGATAGACCTAAATCTAAAAATCTTAAATGCTGTAAAGGGTTAATTTCAACAACATTGGCAGGTCTTTGTATCCTATCACTGACACCACCATCTAATTTTGGCTCCCAGAAAAATATTTCTTGCTCTGCTACAATTTCACCATTATCGTTAGTGAATTCAGGTTCAAAGTACCTACAATATACAAATTTATCCCCACTAGAATCAGTATGTATTATTTGTAGACCCATGTGTGACTCTAATGGTATATTATCATTAGACCCACCATAAGACCTAAACCCAGGAACACCCAATGATGTCTTTGTAGGTAATGGTTGACCAATAACTACATCAGAATCAAATTGCATAAAGCTTTGGTATTGCAGATAATTACTAAATGCTGAACCCTTTACCTTTATATTTATAGATTCATAAGCAGATGGGTTTGAGACAACTTTATTGCCAATATGAGTTTCATCACTAAAATTAACAATAACATCCCTTTCGTAAGTAAGAAATCCTTGATTAACAACGCATGGTCTCTTCCATATACCATCCTTAGAAAAATCACCCTTACCGAGTAAACGTATAATACTCCATTGATCATATAAATTGTATTCTGGTTCAAGATAAGCATCTCTACCACTATTAAATATATCACCATCAAACCAATTAGATAATCCAGTCAATTTGCTATATTCGTTTGAATAAAGATCTGTTAAATCAAATGCATCAACCTTACTGTAAATTACATTTACATCTCTTGAGAATAATACACTTGAATTATCAATACTTGACAATGTAAGTGGTAACTTATTTATTGATGGTGATAAACTTTCTCCAGCACCAATTGAAAGAGTTGGTAATATATTTTCATTAGCACTACCAACAATTTCATCTTTCCTGTAAATAATTAAAGTATCCTCGAATTGGTATGCAGTTGCATTTATAGTTCGTAAAGCTTCATGCAACAATTCATAATCATCTTTAAATGTATTAGGTATGATTATTAATAATAATTCTAATAAATTTTTAGATTCACCGTTTATATTAAATGTATCTTGTACACCTGTATAATCTACGTTTGTTATATTTA